GTCTGTGCTCTTTCAAGGTACTCATTTATGGTTCTTTCAAGCCTTACAATGCGCTTGTTTCCAAATCCATGGTGTAAATACAGTACATAGTAGCCTAAGTCCATAAAGTCTGTGAAAGACCGACTTACGAGCTTTCTGCGGTTATTACTGTTTTTCAGCGTAACTCTTTCGGATTTTGTCCACGTAAAATCCGGCTCTTTGTGCTTTTTCCTTAGTTTTAGTTTGTTGCTCATATTTTTTCATTCTTTCTTCAAGTTCTCGTTTTGCCCTGATAAAACAGGCTTCTGTAGTTTCTTCTGTGACTTTTACAAGCTCTTTACCGCGCCACCGGATAGTTATTTTTGCTTCTTTGCTATTTGTTCTGTAAAACATTCGCAAGTCATATTTCCTTTGCAATGGTCGGTAAAAATCGTAAAAATCTTTCAAGGCGTCCATTGTGGACTCCTTTCTTTTATCTTCTGTCGTGCCAAGTTTGCCTTTTCACAAGTCGCATTCTTAACGTTCTTCTGATAGTGCATTTCACAGACCTTATATCCGGGTTTTACCGGATTATCACAGAAAAAACATAGTCCTTGTTCATATCTGCCGGTTCTTTCAGGCTTTTTAACTCGTGTCCTTCTCATTGTTTCTCTGCAAAATGTGCAAGTGGTATGTCCTGGGTCTGCTTTCCTTTTACGACAGCGTGTGCATATGCCATTTTTCTTGTCTTTTTCGTATCGTGCTTTTCGCCATGCTTTTTGTCGCTCATTGTATTTTTCAACATCAGTAGCACGTATCTTTGACATGGCTTCGGCTGATTTTGCCCTACACTCAACACAGCTTTTTTCATCACCATATAGCAAGTTTTTGCCACATCTAGGGCAAACACCAACTGCCTGTAGTTTTTTATAAAGTTCTCTACCATATGCTGTACGTTTGCTGTTGCAAGCCGTACACACCACACCTTCTCTATCAAGTGGTTTTCCGCAAAGCACGCAAAGGTTACTAGCTTTTCGTTCTTCATATCTCTGCCTAGAATATTTGTCTTTTATCATTTTTCGCTAGGAGTAAAGCCGGCTTTAATTGTGCGCACAAACCTCTTACCTCCTATCTTTTCATCTGCTCGATACGTTCCTTAATTTCTTTTGGCATTGGAATGCCTTTAATTGGCTTATTTTGGCTTTTATTATCTTCAAGCGATAATTTTATCGTCTGTTGATTTTTAGAGCCGATTTGAGCCGAATACGAGCTTCTATTGGTATTTTCAATCAATGCCTGTATATCCTTTGGCATTTTTTGATATTCCTTTGCTCGATTAACAACTACTCTATAAGTTCTCATAAAGTTCGACTGTACTACGTTTTCAATGCTCTTGCTGTCCGTCAACGCCCAGTTCCTGAGATTATCAGGACTTCCGACAGCCTTTTGTACGAGTGGTGGTAGCTTGTTAAATTCTTCAACTGCACCATAATAGCCATTTCGTAGTGCCCTGCTAACAAGGAACCATGCTTCCATTTCGTTAAGCTCCTGTGGGGATTGAACCTCATGCAGCTTGTCGATTAGCTGTCCAATGCTCGGTGCAAATCCGCTTGTATCGGAATGCACGTAAGTTTTCAATGCCATAGAAATTTGTTGATAGCTGTATTCTTCCAACATCATATTCCACACATCTACTGTCTCTGATAAATTGCTCGGCTTGTAATTGGGGTAGCAATCACACATTATGCGGATAATTTTAATTGTCTCGTCTCTTGTCAAGAATCGCCACCCACCTTTAGAAGCTCCGCAATTTCCTCGATAAGATTGTTCTCCATTGTTGTCTTTGATTTAAATAAATTCACAACATCGTCAACAGCTTCATTGTAGCCAACTGTATATCCGTGGTTATATCCGGCTTGCCTGTTTTCGTTCAGTATCTGTGTTTCATTGTGCTTAAACAGCCTTGCCTCATCTTTGGTCAGCCACTTTATCCATTTACCGCACTTATTGCAATATAGACCTACTTGTGTACCTTTTTCCTCGATAAACCCATTCACAATCCCACATTTATTACAAGTTATTGTCATTTATTATCACTCCTTTACACATTATCCCAATCAATGGTGCCTTTATTAGCTGAATGTGGCTCATTGTCCTTTAGTGCAAACAGCCCTTGCCAACAATGGTCTACTGACTGATTAAGAATTTTAACGGCTAAATCATTATCACCCTTTGAAAGTCTCTCGATAGTGTTCATAGCTCGGTGTAATGCCATTTCGGTGCATATTGGCTTTTTTATTTTTTTCCTCATTGTCAGATATTCCTGAAAAGCACTCTCTAGCATTTCATCATCAGGGTAGTAAACAGTTTTCTTTTTAGATATTGATTTATCAATATCTTTTTCTTTTATATCCTTATCTTTACTATCCTTAACTATACTATTCTTATCTATACTTACCTTACCTATACTATCCTTACCTACGGATACATCTTGTATACATTTTGTATCCATTTTGTTTACATCGAGCGTATATGCCTTATTTTTCTTTAATCCCAACATTGATTTTTCTTCAACATAATCAGTAGGTCTGTATCTGTCGGCCTGTATGTAATTGTGCATTTTCCAATGCTTAATCACAATTACACCGCTTTCAAATAAGAGCACAAACGATTTTGCAAGCAATAGTTTAAAATCATCATCGGAAGCACCACACATTCGCTGTATTTTCTTAGGATTATTAACAAATCCATCATCGTCAGCATTCATGGATAGGTGAAAGTAAAGCATTTGAGTACTACTCGGCATATCGAGAAAAGCGTCACTTTCAGTTATTTTCTTAGCAAACATTCTACGTTCTGCCATTTTTAATCTCCTATTTTCTTCAAGTTTCGGTTGATGTATTTTAATCTTTTCCCTCGTGGTTTATATTGTTATACCCTTTTCTCAACGTGTTCTGCACCTTATTCATACCCTTGAAACCGCCGACAATAAAAGCTATCTCTGCTCTATTTTCCGTTGCCCTTGTTTCCGCTTCCATATCACGCAGTCCGTACTCTGCCTGAATAATTTCATTTGCAGTAATTCTTTTCAGAATTTCTTCACATTTCTTCTTGCTTAAAATCTTCATTCTGCTTCGCTCCTTTCAGCCGTTCGGCTATCTCGTCAATCTCTTCTTCTTCCAAGATTGTAAAGGTATATTTTTCTTTAATGAATTTTATAGTGTCATCAACACCCTTGTTATAATTATCAAGCCTAGCATTTCTATATTTCAATATCTCATTATTCAAAGTTTCTTCGCCCCAATCTCCGCTATCAAACCATTCAACAGCTTTAAATACAGGACTAAGTGCTTCAAAAAGTGTTTCTATTCGTATACTTGCCGACTTGATATACTCAACTAGTCTCTGTGTATCTTTAGCCACATCTTTAAAACCCGCACTATTCAATCTATCAACCATATCTTGCAGTAATTCTGTTGACGAACCATTCATAAGCTCGTCAATATCTTTGCAAAACAAATAATTCCAACTTCCACCGCTCATTCCGAATCACCTACTTTCTTTGAGTTTTAGTTAATTAAACCCTTTATATGCTTTTTGGCTCTTTCAAATATCTTATCGTGAATGTAGCTCTTGATATCGTTGTAACAATCTTCGCATAAGTCACTTATCACTGTCTTATCATTAACATTTGAATAGCCTCTTTCTGCGTAATCGCCAGGGTAAATATCAAAGCCTGTTATTTTATAACAATTGCTACAAAATTTGCCACAAGCATCACATTTGTACGCTTTACTCATTCTGAATCACCCGCTTTCAATAAATCCATAAATTTCTCATACTGTTTCTGCGATACTTTGTTACACTTCTTATCGTCTCTGATTTCGATTTTAAGGTGTTTTTCAGCGATAGAGGATAATTCCCTCGCTAACACCTTTTTGCCTTGCTGTATGCCCTGCATATAGCCTTTAGGTGCTTTTCTCTCGCCTATTGAACCACTAGCTCGATTTTCTCCTTGACCGCCTAAACTGACATTTCTAAGCTGATAGCCTTTATCAGCATATAGCTTGATGTAGTATTTTTCTTTCTCGTCAAGCTGACTTTCGGGGAAATTCAGAAATTCAACTCGCCAACCATAAGGATTTTTCTCTTTGTCGTACAGCTTGTGTTTACGTAAGCTAAGGTCTATGTGCTGTTCGTAACCTACAAGGTGGCTTGCTAATCTGCTAAGTGTATGTACTGCCTGTCCGACATACGCATACTTAAATCCGTTTTCATCTTCTCGGAGTAGGAAGTAAATCCCACTCCTGTCATTCAGCTTTGGATTCAGCTTCAATAGTCGCTTTTTATTCTCCTGTTCTATCGCCTTGGCTCTTGCTATGTTCTGATAATTCAATGTTTCCACCTCTCTTTACAATATCAATTGCCGTCTGCATAGCAACCTCATTTATAGCGTTTTGAATTTCGAGTTTAATTCTCTTTTCGATATATGCTTCCGAATCTCGCAATATTAGTATCATCTGACCAATACCCGAATGTATCATTATCGCCATAAGCTTTGACGCTTACTGTAGCTCCGTCCATACCATCAACAATAAAATCATCTGTGTAATTAGTGCTGTAAAACGCCGTGTAGGTTGTATCGTATTCTTTCCACGTTCCATCGGCTTTTGTAATTCTTACTTTGTAAGACGTTGCATTTTCAACTTTCGTCCACTTGACTACTACGTGACTGTAGTTAAAATACCTTGATGCACTCTTGTAATACGATGCATACTCCACCACAGGAGTATCGAGGATGCATTTCTCAAGCCAATTTTTTACATAGTTGTCGATTGCATCTTTTAAAGCACCATCAGGCTCAAAATTGATATCTGGAATCTCTATGGATGGCGGATTAAGTGGTGGTGTACATGCCGACACCGGCACCGCATTAAAACCCCCCATTGCAATCACACAAGCCATCGCCATTATTGCTTTTTTTATTTTTCTACACATTGTTTTATCCTCCTTTAGTTTATCCACGTAAATCAATCTCATTCTTATCACGCTCCAATAATATACATTCAGTTTCAAAGAGTTTTTCAGATATATCTTTTGAATTAACTCTGCTCTCAAATTCTTTGATAAAATCTCTGTATGCCTGTTTTCTAACTTCTCGGTCGTGCTTGGTACAATCAAGCTCATCGAATGAGATATTGATTTTTCTAATAAAACTGTAACTTGATTTATCAGAATTGATATTCATGTATCTTTCAGTGCATATTGGCATAATGCCATTTTTCTGTAGCAGTTCTGTAATCTGAAATACAAATGCTCTTACAACTGCAATATCTTTTTGCTCCGACATATCCTTTGCAATATTTGCAAATATTTTATTTGTATAATCCATTATTTTTCCTTTCTAGGACAGCCATTATTGACTGCCCTATAATCAATTAAATATACTCACCTCATTCGATTAATGAAAAAGCACCCATCATTAATCTTATTGTTGATTGTAATAATATTTGTTCCCCATAACCCAACGCGAAAATTTCTAGCCGTATTGCTATTACAAATAACACAGCGGACTTTATCGTACTTGCTCAATATTTCTTGAAGTTCCTCATTGGTACTTGTACTTGTAAAAATATAACCATTTTCGTAATCGCCATGTTTACAAATCATCAAATCACCGCCCTAGTTAAATGGTAATTCCTCGTCAATATCATCAGGGATTGACATAAAGGAATCTGAATCAGCACTTGGACTGTTTCTACCTACAATTCCATTACTATTGTTCTGTTGATTGGCACGGCTTTCGCAAAATTCGTGTCTTTCAACTACGCAATCATTAGTGTAGATTTTTCGTCCATCCTTGTTAGTGTAGTTGCCGGTCTGCCATCTGCCCTCAACGATAATCTTAGTTCCTTGGTGCAAATACTCCTCTGCAAATTCTCCATTCTTGCCAAATGCGATACAGCTAATAAAGTCTGCTGCCTGTTCACCCCCTTTCTTAAAAGTTCTGTCAACAGCTAATGTATACCTTGCTACCGCCATACTTCCGTTTGCTGTCTGTGAATATCTAACATCAGCATCCCTAACAACTCTCCCCGAAATTATCACTTTATTCATATTTTTTCCTCTTGCTTTCTGAAATTCGTTTTCTAGTTTCTTCACTTCTTTTTTGCCCTGTATGATGATATATTGTGTGTGCCGAATTTGTCATCATACATAAATTTTCAATTCTGTTATCATTTTTTATCCCGTTCAAATGATGTATGCAACAATTTCGTGGCACTTCTATTCCTGTGGCTTTTTCATAAACTACGATATGTTCCATAACGTACCCGCCTTTATCTGCTCTTTTATGTTCCGGCATTAATATTTGTATATATCCTTTGCTTGTTCTCCTAACACCGCCATTCCAATTACTAGCATTTTTACCACTTTTAGCCTTTGACCTGTTCAAAAACTTAATTTCTTCATCTCTCTTTAAGTTAAGCGAATAAGCTTTTTTATAGATTGCCAAAAATGTTTTATTAGGAAATAAGGCGATTAATTCATCATTTGTTGAGCAAGAATATTTATCTTTTAATAAAAGGACTTCCTCCTCACTCCATTTGAAATTCATAGTCATTATCTCCTTTCTAAAAAGGGCACTCGTTAGGATTAGCAAGTAGCCATTCCTTGTTACGCTCTGCAACATCCACATTTGCCCCACAAGCAACTTTCTTCATCTTCTCGATAAAACTATCACTATCAGCATTTTCACTTGATAAATGGCACATTATGACGTTCTGTAAGCTATCTGAATAATTTGCCTTAACAAAATCGCAAGCTGTGTCAATACTTAAATGACCTCTGAATACATGGTTGGCTTTACTTTGGTTATCCCTATCGATTAAACCCTTGTCATAATTCACACCTAAGAGAATGTGGTTTATGTCTTTAAATCTCCACTTGATTAGTTCACAATCGGTTATATAAAGCATTCTTCCCATTTCCTTGTGAGTAATCAGAAAGCCGAATATCGGACAGGGCGTTCCGTCTGCATTGGTATGTGTCCAGCTTCCGTCTATTGTCGTTAAATCAAAAGGTTTTACTGTAAATTCGCCCATGTTCATTGACATATAATCAATCTTCAAATATGGTGCATAAATCGGTATTCCCATTGACTTAAAATCGTTTAATGACTTGCTGTGGTCTAGAGGTGGGTGTGACTTATAATCACACCCTTTATCCCCCTTATATTCCAATTCAAGCCTTTTTTAATTTCCTTAATCGGTATTCCGCAATCAAGGATAAGTGTTTCTCCACTGTTGGAAGTTAAGGTATAGCAATTTCCGGCTGATGATGAGCCTAAACATTTAAGTTTCATTTGCTTGTCCTCATAAGCGCTGGATTAACAACACCTTTTCCGTCATAGTCATACTCTTTATTGCGCCATTTTCTCAAATACTCTCCGTATTCCCAGCACTGCGAAAGAATACTAACTGCACATCCGTACATAAATCCTGTTATGCCCTCTGTGTCTGCTTCACGGCTCAATCTGTCTGCATTATCAGCAAAGCACTTCATAACATCATTGCTCTTGTCAATTTCTGCTTCTAACAGTTCAGCCCACCTTTCAGCATAAGTGAAACAAGCTCTGCTGTATCCGTCACTATTCTTGTCGTACCAATCCTTGTATTCTTTCTCTTTACCTTTAATAATTCTCATACTCACACCTCGATTTCATCATCCTGTGGGAACTTAAAAACAATATTTCTATGGTAAATTCCATGCGTAAATTCTATGGCTTCATTTATCCATGCTTCTCTAAGCATTTCCATAGCCTTAATTGCCTTTGCTTCGGCGGAATAAGTCGCAATAAGGCTGTTCATAAACACTTCCGGTGGCTCTGCGACATTTTTAACTGCAACAATTCCATAATTCCCACCACTACTATTTAATATTGAAAAAACAAAGTTTTCATAAGGAACATCTGTTTTTCCTGTCTGTGAAATTACTCTCATATCAGCTCTCCTCGCTCTGCATGAATGGCGGCAGCTCCTCTGACTGCTTGTCGGCTGTGTCGGTCGGCTCTACATCAATTATGTTGTCCTCATCAAAATCTACACTATTTGCGTTTTCTTTGATTTCATCAGCAACAACCTTTTCTGTATCAAGTTTTACATCTGATACATTTTGAAATTCCTCTTGTGCATATAAACCTTGAAATCTATCTGGAAACGCTTCTCTTAAAGCCTGTACAACAGCTACTTTTCTAATCATTGTGGCTGGCTTTTTCGCCCATTGGCTATTAAGCGAACCATCTTTTTTTCTTCCTGCATACTCATCAAAACCTACCGACTGATACTCGTCCTCTTTTCCGTCTATAAAGATTTTCGCCCAGCCACCTACGATAGTTTCGTTAGGTAAAACCATTGTTCCCTCTCGCTCTTCAACAGCTCCGTCCTTTTTAATTACAATAATTCCAGCTTTCTTTCCCTTATATCGTGGGTCCGCATTGGCTCTCTTTGTAAAAACGTCTTTTCCAGTAACTATTGTGGCTGGGTCGTTGCTTCCATACTTAATAAGGTATGCTTCTCTCAAAAACGGATTTAAGTGCTGGTATCTGCATAATGACATAAACATCATTACTTCTCCGTCAGATACATTGCCACCGCCACTTACAAGGTATCTTTTTATCATTGTTGGAGAAATTTTTACCATTTCCCCATTTGATTCATACTCAACTATCTGTGTATTCTCTGCCATAATTAATCCTCCTAAATCTCATTGAAAACCTGAACCGCAAACAGTTCATTAGGTGTCTGCTTGAATAAAACTCCGTCAGATATGACTGTATACATATATCCGTCATACTTAAGCTCTACAGTATGTTTCTTACCGCCCATGTAATAATTTCTCTTCTTAATACTCATTTCTATACCTCACTTTCTTCAAACTCTTTTAACTGTTCTGCCAACTTCTTGCACTCCTCTGCCACATATTCTTCTGTGCGAACTATCGTGCCATCAATGCGGAATCTGTCTTCGCACTCAATCTTCATAGCAAGATTTTCTCTGTAATTAGGAAATCTCTCATAAGCGAGTTTAAGCTCTTTTGCATCGTCACAATGTGCGCAATCAAAACCAAACCACCATAAATCACTTTCTACCGGATAGTTTGAATTTTCTCCACCATCCGCAAAGGTAATACCGCCGTGGCATAAAAAATATGCTTCAATTCGTATTCTTTCGTCTTTATCAAGGCAAGCTCCAAGTAAAGGGAAAATACCGCTTATTTTTCGGTCTCCGACATCTGCTTTCTTAATTTCAAGATAGTCTGAATACTCTTTACCATATAAAGGGTGGTTTTTGGGAATGCCTACATATCCGCACCTATGCCCCATCACGTTGAATGTAACGACACATTTATATCCTGCGTGTTCAAACTCTCGTTCTACAATATATCTATCATTGCTCATATCACACCGCCTCAATCACAAGCTCTTTGTCCTGTGTATGCTTTAGCAAGATTAGCTGGTTATCAATCTGTGGTATTCTCCAATCGTCAACGCTCTCTGTGTCATCAATGATAATTGGAAAATTAACGCTTGCCACTTTCTGAAAAGCTCGGCACACGTCAACCTCTACTAACATCCTTGCACCATGATTGAGATTTCTTGCATATGCTTCGCCATTGTAAACAAAGTCGCAGCACTCCTCGGTATCACCATTTAAGAGTGGTCTGAAAAGCTTTGCTGTGGCAAAATTCAGATACTTATTAACATCAGCCTGTAAGAGTTCGTTTTTCTTACGTGTAAACTCTTTCAGCAAGTCAAGCTTTCTCTCCCAATCAGCTATCTCTTGATTGAGGTCTTTTCTCTTATCTTCAAGGTCGGCTATGCTATCGTCTATACGCTTGTTATTCGCCACACCAAGCTCGATTTTTGTGCTGACTGATGAAACTTGCCTTAACAGTTCGTTTCGCTCGTTTTTAAGCTTTCTGATAAGTTCTGATGTATCGTTTTCATCTGCAAGAGCTTTCTCTTTTTCCTCGATTTTAGCTTTAAGTGCCTGATACTCACTGTTATCTGTCATATCAACATCAGTAGGCACTTTTCCAAGCTCTTTAGTAACAGTATCACGCTTTTCCGTCAGCTCCTTAAGCTCTGTCCTCTTATCCTCGACAGCCTGTTTAAGTTCCTTTTCAAGGTCGGCTATCTCTTTGCTATCGTTTGACAGTGCATTGCCCCTATCTTCAAGTTCTTTAAGGTTCTTTGCTTTTCGCTCGTCAAATTCAGCTCTCATGCTCTCTATCTTATCTTCCGGCAACTTCTGACCGCACATTGGACAATTAACACTACTTTCATCAAAGACAAGCTCCTTTGTCTTTTTCCAATCGGCGCGCACCTTTTCTAAGTTTTCTGCGCAAAATCCGATTTTTCTTTCAGTACTTTCAATGCTAGTCTTTTCGGCTTTTATCATTGACTCTGTTTTTTGAATTGAAACATTGTAGCCGTCAATCTGTAACTGTAGCTCCATGCGTTTTTTCTGATTGCCAGCATTGGCTTTTCTCTCCATGTCTGAAAGCTCAAACTTAAGGTTCATAATGTCCTCTGTAGCTTTCTGTTTGTCCTCTAAAATCTTGTTATAGTCGGACAGCTTATCTTCGATTTCCTTAAGCTGTGGCTCATAGGTTTTCTTTTGTAATTCAAGCTCTGCAAGGTCTGTATACTCATTGGTAGAATGAATTGTATCAATCCTTGTTGAGATTTCGTCTCTTTCCTTGACAAGTCCTTTTGAGCCATTCCTACCGCCTGTGCCGTTTAGCTTGCCACGGCATACTTTTTTGAGTTGGTCTACATCCCCATCGTCAAACATTGGCTTAAGCTCGGCAAACTGTGGAAACATATCGCAGATTTCTTCATCAGTACGTGTTCCAAAATAGCTTGCAAGTGCTAATCTCTGCTCTGCCTGTGACTTGTTGAGCAATATCATGGCATTTAAGCAAAATGGTAATACTCCAAGCTCTGCCATGTTGTCATTGATGTACTGATTGTAGTCAGCCATTTTGTAAGGTACATCGTTGATTGAGTAATCAGTAACACTGCCTGTAATCTCACCTTTTTTGTTGCGTTTCTGTCTTGTAATCTTTTTCAGAGTCTTTTCTTTTCCATCAATCTCAAAGGTAACGGCTCTTGTGATGTCAACATCGTCAATCTCGGCTCCGTTTTCATCATGTGGTCTTATGCCTGTAATCTCTCTGTCGTTCTCGTCATGGCAATTCAGCACATCAAGGATTATTCGCTTAACTGTCGATTTGCCGACTTCATTCTGACCGGACAACACAGTTTTCACCGAAAAATCTGTGTCTAATGTGTTTTTGCCATAGAATTTACAAAAATTCTGCGCAAAAATGTGTGTAATCTTCATTGCGTTTCCTCTCTTTCTATTTGTTTATGGTTTTTAGAATCAAATTTCCGTGTAGGCTTGATTTTTTAACAACTCTCAGGTATGAGTCTGACTCCGATACAAAAAGCCACTCACTAGCCACATAATGAGCCTTGTTGAGCAATAACTTCTGCTCTCTTGTTAATGGCTTTAATCGGTATCTCGTATCGCCTAGTCTAATTCGTCTTACACTGTTGCTCATTTAGCTTCTCCATTTCTTTATCTAATAACGCTTGAAAGTCAAATGATTTGTTTTTGTGCCGTTTAGCTCGATATAATTCTTGTAGGTAATCGTTAGCACTCTGACGTTTCAATTGGCTACCAATCGCAGTAGATGTCAAGATTTCCATTTCCGCTCCCCTCATCATATACAATCCCTTGTATGCCTATTGGAGTATTGACTACAGTTCCGTGTGGTAAATCATCACTTGCAATTACTACATACTCGTTTTCATCAACTACTAATCCATACTCATTCAGATGTCTACCCGGAATATTAAGTCCGCCTCCAGGTAACACTCTCTGCGAGTACCACGTATAAGTGTAATCGCCATATCTGACTCGCCCTAGTTTCTTAAACCGGCTACAACTGTACTTCTTACGGCAAGTTGGAACTGTTGGCTCCTCATAGGTCTGCTCAACTACAACCGGCTCATTCTGAACTACTGTCGGCTCAATCTTCCCTAGCATTACATCATTTAAATAGGAAGTAACACCGGCTGTCAGTTCAATTTTGCTATCTGCTTTCACTACTATTGGCTTTAAGGTCATAGTTCCAATTATTAAAGTCGATAACATCAATATTCTTTTTCTTCTCATGCGGTTTGCCCTCCTCTATGAGACATGTCGCAATCAATATCAGCCAAAATACTGTTACGATTGCTCCAACGATAATACTCGCTGTCTTAATTCCGTATGCCACCGATAATCCAAGGAAAAATACAAAAGCTAATGCTCCGAAAATCGAATAGCCACAGCCTGTATAGAATTTCTGCTTTAAAGTTCTTTTTCTCATACAATCACCTCACTATGCAAAACTCTGTTGAGCGTTTGCGTCTTGAATAAGCTCATCAAGATACTTAGGCACGACATAGCAATCAATAAACTCATGCACATCGTCTATGTACTTTCTCTTGATACTCTTGTAAGCAGATACGCAACCATACTCACGTTTTAACTGTGTCCATATATCAGAGAATGTCTTATGCCTGATACTGTTATCCCTGTATGCTTCGCTCTGCTTGCCACCAAGAATATTTACAACTCTGCGCTTAACATGCTGTTGTATCTCGTCAATATCGCAACTATAGAGTGGTACATTTTCCTTAAGCTCGCTCACATCATCTTTGATGTCGTTTACTTTCTGCTCTAATTCTGTATAGCCCTGTGCCAAAAGCTGTATCTGACCGCCTGTTGTCTTTGGCATACCATAACTGCCTGTTTTTCTGATTGACGGAAGTACCTCGTCCATTACCCATCGCTCAAATTCCTCTGCGCTAGGCAATTTTGATTTCATAATAAGTCGGTAAATATCACCCTCTGTTATGAATAAAACATCTTGATTTCCACTATTGGTAGGGATGTTCCATTTTAGAACCCCCTTGCAATGAGTTTGTACTGCCTTATGAGGTATTGCATATCCCAACGCTTTTGCAACATCACTTCCGGCAAAATATGTCTTATCGTCTTTAGTGATAGTTCTAATTTCTCCGAATTTTTCATTGTTGAAAATTTGTAAATCGTTCATGTTTTCTCCTTTCTACTCGATAAAATAAGAAACTTCTACGCCAAAATAATTAGCAATCTTAATTAGCTTGTCTGTTTTTGGCATTGATTTTCCTGACTTCCAATCCGAAAAAGTACTCCGTGCCATTCCAAGCTCTTCCGACAGTTTGTAAAACGAAACGTTTCTAGCTTTTATGAGCGTGTCAAGTTTTTTAAAACTCGCCTGTCGTTTTTTCTTATTCAATTTCCCATCTCCTTTCTTGACAATAGTTAGGAAATCCGTTACAATAAAAATGTCATATTAGGCAAAATACGCTAGGAGGTAAAAGCCTTGAAAGCAATTTTGATTTTGCCTGTTCCATATTTGCGAGGTCGCATTTAAAATGTAGCAATCGGTGTAGCGCATTTTGGGCAGTAAAGCTCGATAAAAAATCATGGTTGGCATGTCCGATAATATGCCGTGCTACGCTAGATACTCCTCTCAATCCGTCAGCTAATGGCAATTAGACTGCTGAACTTAAACTGCATAAGTGACGGAACATTTAAAGAAGCATTGGTACTACACAGTGCGTCGAAAGACTGCAAAATGTATGTGGTGTAAAAAATAAGGCAACGGCTGTTGGTGGTAGTACACTAACAGCTTTTGTTTTTAGTTCAAAAATCCTAACTAAGTCTTGATAAAAATTAGAAAATCGTGTATACTATGAATTGTCCAGAAACATAATATTATTTTCTCAATTTTATTTTTTATTGAGTTGAGATTTCCTAACTTCTTTTTCATTCTACATTAGGAAGTCTTATTTGTCAACCCCAAATGTTGAGAAATCACAACTTTTTTTAAAGGAGATTTTCTATGTACGAAAGATATTGTAAATTAAGAGACTCAAAAGGGTTAAATGATTCAGAAGTGGCTAAATATGGTGGTTTCCCTAAAAGTACTTTTTCAGATTGGAAAAAAGGAAAAAGCTGTCCAAAATTGTTTAAGCTGGTAAAAATTGCAGAATGTCTTGATTGTTCACTTGATTATTTAGTTACCGGAAAAGAGCACCATTCAGTTGTCGAGGAGGCAACAAAAGACTTGGCTCTGTCGAAAATGGATAGTAGAATTAAAGACTACGCGTTGAAATTATCTAAATTGTCGGATAAAGAGCAAGAAAATATTATGAATTTAATAGATATGATGTATGAAAATACTCAAAATAAATTAAATTAATAAGAAAGGTGGTATTTTATTATGAGTAAAACTGTTAAATGTCCTAAATGGGGTTGTGATGGTGTTGGCATACCTGTTGATACCAAGAAAAAATTCTCATTCGGTAAAGCACTTGTTGGCAACACAGTAGGTGGTCTCTTCGGACCTGCCGGTGCCGTTGTCGGTACTGCTACCGGAATTAAGGGAAAGAATGGCAAAACAAAGTTTGTGTGTTCAAAGTGCGGTAACGTTTGGGAAAAGAAAATATAACTACAAGGCAGAGTTTTTACTCTGCCTCTATTTTTCCTTTAATAAATACATACAAGTACAATAACAGGTCTTTGTCTTCCAAGCCCTCAATCATTTTAATTATTTCATCCTTATATTCCATACAATGCCACCTCCGATACATCAATTATAGAACATTTGTTCTTAAACGTCAATAAGGACGGCAGAAAAATCCACCGCCCTACCGAAACTTGAAGAGTTCTCTTATTGAGAACATCATCACTGTAGCACTTTAAAGTGTTTTATTTTGTCGAATATTGACAACATGGACTGTAAAGAATAGATATATTACTACATAATTAATTCCCCCAATAAAATATTACATATTGAACTCTACAACTCATATTCCCTTGTACTATATCTTTAAAAACTACATACCAATTATTATTTAATATACTTACACCTTCTAAGTGAGAAGGAAAAGCCTTTCCGTCACCATTACTTATTAATATAGCAATATCATCAACAGAGAAACTTTCTAACCCAAACATGTTTTTGACTTGTTCTAAGGTAAATAACACAAATGAATTATTACCCGATTTCACTTCTTTTACTATAGTGCCAGCTTTAATTTTTATACCATCTAAATTAATTTTAAAATCCGTCTTTAAATTGCCTAAACTCTGGTTTAATTCACCATATTTGTCATTCAAAATCTTACCTTGGCTCGCATCTAATGCACTGCCAGTGGTAGTAGTCGTGAGATTGTTCGCTAAATCTTTAAAAGCAAAGCTTTTCAAATCAGCGAACCACTTCTTAATTTTCTTGAAGCCGACCGACACTTTTTCGCCAGAAACAAGATTTGCTCTAGTTGTTGCATCGGCAAAAGTAACTGTTGTATCGCTTATATTTCCATCTTCTGCAACCGCTCCGATATTGGTAGGGGTTATGTTTACATTTCCTCTGCGATAATAAGCTTCTTTTGCGCCTTTTACTCCTGTTACCGGTGTGCCGGCAAGCACATCCCAATATCTGTCGATTGTCAGATATACATTACTGCCGGAGGGGATTATATTACCAGCCCCCTCTTTAAAATCTGTGGTCGTAGTAAATTGGTCGGCTATATTGTACATATCACCGGAAGTAGCATTCGCTGTGTTCGGTAAGTCGGCAAAGTTAATTGTTCCAAGAGGCCTTAATGCTCCACTTAAGCTCTCAGATATTTCTTTGGCTTGCTCTGCATATTTTTGCGCTTCCGACTCGCTCTTAGCAGAGCTAGTCTCGCTTGTCTTAGCATTGGTTTCAGAAGCCTTGGCTTTTGTTTCACTTGTCTTAGCGTTACTTGCAAAAGTTGACGCGCTAGTAGCAGAAGCCTTGGCATTAGTTTCACTGTTTTTTGCGTTAGCTGCACTTGTAGACGCATTAGCCTCTGATTTCTTAGCATTAGTTTCACTGGCCTTAGAATTTGTTTCGCTTGTCTTAGCGTTACGTGCAGAGATAGACGCACTGTCCTCACTTGTCTTAGCATTGGTCTCAGAAACTTTGGCTTTTGTTTCGCTTGCCTTAGCATTGCTTGCAGAAGTTGCTGATTCTTGAGCTTTGCTTGTGGCAAGTTCTGCCGATTTTTGAGCTTGTGAAGCAGAACTGCTTGCTGAGTTGGCTTTTTCTGTCGCAGTTTGTGCTGATTTTTGAGCCTGTGACACGGATTGAGCCATGCCGTCAAGGTAACTCTGAATAAGTCTTTGAATTTCAACGTCAAAATCCTCAACAGTTCCCATTCGCTTAACTATTCCGGGTGCGAAACACATCCATATCTGCTGTTTTTTCGTGTCGGAATCGGTCGATACCGCCCATTCTCCGGCTTTCATTTTTAAGGGGTCAAACTCCGCGTATGCCCCTCGTCTCATTTGAATTGCCATAAATTACGCCTCGCTTTCATCAATTATCTCCATTTGCCTAAAACGTGAAGTTGTAAATACAATTGTTTGTTTGTTTCTGCAGCAGCCGAGTTTATACAAAACCCCAACTCATTACTGCTCCATCTTGTAAAAAAAATAGAATACAACCCGCCGGCGCTACAAAACACAGTACCTGTAGTATGTAAGATACTTTTTATTCCGTCTGGCATATATACGCTTCCATAAGTATAATACAGACTACCATATTTAGGGCCAAACGAGACAGTCGCGGGAAAACTTCCCCACATTTCTATATATCCATCTGTCCACTGTCTCCAATACCAGCCGTTTTCATTGGTAAATGTTTTTGAGCCAAAAACAGTTTCAACCCCATTAAGAGTCAAATTGTTTGCGGTAATGTCAACGTTAGTTCCACTTACATTAACCGTTTCACCGTTTATGCTTGCAAAGCCACCGCCACAGCCCATACCGCTAGTATGTCCTCCAACGTTTGAAAAAAGGTTTGCTCCCTCTGGATTTACTGTAAGATTATTATCAATATCATTTCCACTGTAATTTCCGCTTATTTTTGTCCCTGTTTCCGCGTCTTGCGCCCAAAAACTTTGATTGAGTCCTGTGGACGGGTTGACAACATCAACATTGAAAGCTTTTGTAAATTCGCCGTATGCTCCTACAATTTTTGGGGAAATAACATACTCTTTTCCTATTTGCGTATAGCCAATATTGTCTTTTAATTCGTTTAACTTATCGTTTGTTGCAAAATCGGGTTGGTCTGAGATATTGTTCCACGAAATACTCACTCCGTCAGCGAGCGTAATACCCTTGTTGTCAAGCGTAATCAGAATTTTTCCGTTTGCATCTTTGACATACTGTTTGCCGTTTGTGTTATTCTCACCGCCTAAAGTGAGTGTGCCACCATGCGCCCAATCAAAATTAATGCCGATAGCCGACATAATATTGAAAATAGCGTTTCCGTCTTTATCAATTCCGGCATTCCACGTCTTGCCGTAATCATTTGATACAGCCATGCCGTTAGCTGTCATTTTCCACTGTATGTTGCTCGAATTAAGGTCGGCTTTATTGTGCATGATGTAAATAATCGAGCCATCCTCTTGCTTCTGCTCGGTCTTAAAAAGTCCGAGTGATTGAGACATTAGCTGTGTCAGTAATTGCATTTGCTTGTCATATGCACTTAGTTGTGCCTGTGCAACTTTCCTAGCTTGTACGACAGCCTTTGTCTCATTACTGAATTTATCAGCACTATTTCTTGAAGCATTTTCAGCGTCACATGAAATTTTTGTACCGCTTCCAACAATGAATGTCCTATTGGAAATAAAACAGCTATAGGTATTCTGCTTGCGGTCTGTCACAAGTGCCACATCTCCGCTCTCAATCAGTGGGTTTGACAAGAGTGTAGCGTCAAGAGGTCTAAACCTCATGCCACCGATTTTTTTAAAAATATAATCTGCAACTGTCTGTGCCTTGTCTGCCGAAATAAACGGATTATCAGAGATTGAGACTACATATCCCTCTTTTCCGGCAAGAGCATTAACATCTTTTGTCTTGTCCTCTTTTGAGGTTACAGTTACCTTTACCCCGGTGATAACAACATCATCAGTCGCAACATTCAAATCCTTTTGTGTGTAAACATTGTGGTAATTTCTCGACTCTGTAAATGTTCCACCATCAACGCTATCTCCACTTGAATAGTCGGTGAAATTTCCACCATTCAGTGTATCTCCGTCAGAGTATGGTGTAGTTTTTGTGCTAAAAGTTCCGCCATTGTAATTTTGGCTCCCAAACTGGCTCATATCATACCAACCGATAAGCAATTCGCCATCGTGACCGCACTTGCCCCACAATCCGCTCAACTGTAAAATGTAAGCTATTACCTGTCCATATGTGAGCTTTTGATTGTCACTTGGTATCTCGTTAATCGCGTAATCAGAGTTATCGAATCTCGCCATAGTAAAAGGTACATCACACTTAATACAAGCGTCTCTGACTACCTCATATGCTGTCGTAGGGTAGCTTAAATTGCTATCGTACTCGCGATTGAAATTGTTAATATTGTCAAGGCAAGTAAGCGTTATGAGTGAGCCATCATAACTTGTTTCGCTGACTCTATACTCACCGATTTTTAGTTTTTCACTTGTGCCATCAGAAAAGCTTTTTGAAACATATGCTGTTACGCTTGCCTTATCAAAATCATACTTGCTGTAATCTTCATAAATATTATTCAGCTTAATTTTCAGTTTTCCAGCAATCAAAGCCCCAATTGTGAAAGTGCCATTGCTTGATGTTGAGTCATTGACCTCGAAGCCATTTGCCCACAGCTCGCTATCACTAATAGGGATTTTTTCACCGCTTGCCGTAACTATGTCAGCAAAGCAATTTACGTTTATATTATTATCGAGCATTACTGCCCTTTGCCACTTAGCCGATACGTTAAGCATTTAATCACCGCCTTATACTTCTATGAGGTCAAAGCTCAATGTCTCATACCTCTTATTGTTGATAGTCCATATCTTGATAGGTGCGCTTCTATCGCCCACATAGAATGTACGTGTTTCATCAGTGCCACTCATAGCGTCAGGATATGTCACTCTGATATATTCGGGGTTTACCATTTGAAGTATCTTTGCCGTCCTAGCCGTGTCTGTACCACTCCATGACAATTTAAGCTGTCGTTTCTGTGCTATTCTGTTTTTATGCATTTGAGCGTCCTGTGTACGTCCACTGTCGCTTGCAGACACATCAATCATGCCCCATTCAAAAGTTGACGGAGTAGGTAATTCTACTCCGTCCACTAACATCATTGCCATATTGTTACCTCGTAAAAAGACACCCACACAAGGGTGAGTGTCTTATCCAAATTCATTTGCTACAATATATCGTTGTCCATGCTTTGCCTTGCCTACCTGTGTCATACGATAGAGGGTTTCACTATCACACTTAAACACATTTTCAATGATAGGCGCAGAGTTTCCACCGGCATTAGAGTTCATCATCACTTGCGCCATACCCTCCATAACGGCCTGTTTAATTCCCTCTGTGATTTGTTGGTTATTTGCAACTACGTTTTTGCCGTTTGAGAATTTACCGACTAACTCATTGTGATTGATAAAAGCCATGCCGTCCTCTCCCCTTGGGAAAATTCCGCCACTAGCAAGCCTTGGAATATGTACTTTCGGGACTAACGATACTCCGTTCCAATTTGCACCAGCCACCTTAGCAGCCATAGAAACAACTTTGTTAAATCCTCTTAATAAAGAGTTAATTCCACTGACAACAAAATTAACGCCGTTTTCTATTTTAGAAATAACGTAGTTCATGGCTCCTGTAACGCCACCTCTTATTGAACTCCACACATAATTAAACGCGTTTGCAATTCCGTTTTTCATAATATTAAAGCAGTTCGTGATAGGTGAAATAACATTGCCATTAAACCAGCTCGCTACTCCTTGCCACGTAGATATAACAAAGTTCTTTGCTACGCTAAGTGCCGATGTTATGCCAGCTTTCAACATATTAAAAAAGTTTGAAATCGGTTGTATTACTGTACCGCTAAACCAACTTGCCACCCCTTGCCACGTTGAAAAGACAAAATCTTTTGCTGTCTGTATCGTTGTCTGTATAAGCGTTTTTAAAAAATTAAACAGATTTGAAATTGGAGTAATTACATTATTATTAAACCAGCTTGAAGCTACTATCCAAATTGCTTGAATTATTATCCAAACACCTTGAAAAATCTGTTGCGCTCGTGTAGCAAAGCCTTTAAAAAAGCCAACTATCGGCTCAATTACTGTGGAACTAAACCATTTCGAAGCTCCTTGCCACACAGTTACTATGTCTTTCCATAAAGAACTGAAAAAGCCACTTATGGTTTTCCACATATCTTTAAAAAATGAAACTATAGGCTCAATGACATTTCCATTGAACCATTCGCCAACTGTTGAAAATAGTTCACAAATTGCGTTCCAATTATCTTTTACCACAACAACAATCGTTGCGACTGCTGCCACTATTGCTCCAACAATTACTGCTGGCAATGCTGCCACACCGGCTAATATTGCTCCAATTGTGGCCAATGCAACACCTATTACCATTAAAAGCTCATTCACCCAGCTAAATCCGTCTTTTAACATTTTGACAAAATTTACGATAGATAAAATTGTTCCGGCTATTGCTGAAAAAGCAGAATCGATTGTTGCTAATAGGTCTGCTGCCCCTGTTCCGAATGCGGCCGTTATTGCATCACCCAAACTCAAACCACTGAATAATTCCTCTACGAGTAATCCAAGATTTGTTGATAGTGAAGCAAAAATGGTTTTAAATGCTTGCATTATTGCCGTTCCAATGCCGGCTCCTTCTACAAGCTCAAATCCAATTTTTGAAGCTATTGCCTGTGCTATCGCTTTTGATAATGATTTTCCAATAAAAGCGAGTGCCACTGAACCTAATTTTAGCGAAATTATCTTTTTTATCAGCAATGTGCCAACTATTATCTCAACAGTTTTAATGTCCAAATTGCTTAAAAAGTCCGTAATTCCTTTGAGTACGTCTTTCCACGACACATTTTTAATTGCCGTGGTTAGCATGGTGTATATTCCTTGCACCCATGCGTTAATAGTTTTTGCTAGTAACGCAAAATCAAAATTCTCAAAAAATCCATTAATGCCGTTAGCAATCGACAAGCCAAAATTAGTCCAGTCGAATGTTGTACCGAATGAATTGAGAAAATGCAAAGCTGTGTTTAGTGAACCGGCTATTGTTGCACCCAAATCATAAAAGAGTCTTGGGCTGATTAAGCCGTTAAGAAAGTCTGCAAGTCCTTTTCCGAAGTTGTCAGCTTTCTGATAAATCTTCTTCCAATCAATACTCTCCATAGCACTCGCAAGAACGTCACCGATGTACTTTCCGAGTGAGTAAAGGTCTTTGATTGATGATTTATATTTTTCGAGCAATCCATCTGTCTTTTTCAGTGAGCTATCAACGTCACCGCCAGCTCCACCGCCAGCTCCACCGCCACCTGAGCCGCCACCACTGCCACTGTCGCTGTTATCGTCAAGTGCGTGTATCTCGTCTATGCTAAGCAGTGTCTTTTTCAGCTTTTGTGCTTTCTTGTTGGAACTATCAGCGTTATCGCCAATATCGCCCACTCCGTCAGCTATGTCCTCCATGCCGTCAACAGTAGCACCGCCACCACTTATCTCGATAGTCCATCCGAAGATTGCTCCGAGTGCGTCAGCTACAGTTCTTGTAAAGCTGATAACCTTGAGCATTACTTTGCTTAAGGCTTGAACAAATGGTTTTAGAGCATTGATTACTACGCTACCTATGATACTGCCCCATGCTTGAAACTCTTGCTTAAGGACTCTTACACTATTCGCCCATGTCAATTTGTTATCGTAAAGGCTTTTTATCCTCTACTTCTTATAGTTTCCTATAAGTTCAGCGTACATTTTCAACCACAAAAATAAGACGCATTTCTACGTCTTATGGTTGTCGAGCACTCTTGGGAAGATTATATTTATTCACTTCCTACGCGTTACGGTGTCAATCAGCCTTTCGCTATCTGATTGATTACCTCGGTATTAACTTATTGACTTTATATATTCTTCATATCGCATCCATTTATAACCATATGCTGTTCTGCTCATGTCATCAAGAATACTTTGAATATTTTTATAGGATTTCCCTATATACCTTCCGGCATCAGAAATCTTATCAAAAACATTTAAAAGTTCTCCTGTTGTTTTATCTAACTGAACAATCTTTATTCCTTTTCCGCATTTTTTATAAATAGATAAATCTTTTATTGGATAATTATTTTTATAAACAAAGATATGATTATTTGTAGTTTTTGACATTCCTGTCAAGTTTGCAGATATATTAGACCTTCTAAATCCTGTCTGCTCAGCCGCAGATGTAACACTTTCATATTCTGCAATAAAATTCCCATCAAGGTCGCACATTACAATTTTTTTTGCGCATTTAGAAATTGGCTTTCTATACTTTTTGGCACCATTTTTAATATAATCATCTTCATACATAAATATATGATTAAACGATGTCCTTGTATTTGATTTCAAGCTTTCTCTTATGCTTCCAATATCGTAACCGTCTTTTACTGCTTGAGAAAAATATTCATATTTTTTTTCAAATTTTCCATCTAACGACAAACATACAATAGGTCTCGTTTTTGGCATTCCTCCATTAGCCCATGCCATATTATAACCTTTTGGAGTTATTGTATTAAGCATAGAAATATACTTTGCTTCTAAAACGACAGCGTCTTCTTTCGCTAAGCACGTTTCAAGGATTCTCCAAGAAAAGTTTGTAATGCCATCGTTATTAAGCGCTTTATGAAATTCATTATCGCACTTACTTGCTGTCAAAATATGTTGTCTTATTCTTTGACCTATGTTATTTGTACATCCAATATATAATTTTCCATTTAAAAGATTTTTTGCTTCGTAGATATAATAAGTATTCATAAAATCGCCTTTCTATGTACTTATTATATCATATTAAAAATATAAGTCAACTTAGCATTCACCGATTTTGCTCGATTTTTCATCAGCATATTACTATGCTGCGCGACACATGAAACTAAAGTTTCGTTTATCGGAAGTTTTGGCGAAATCACCCATCGCAGCTTTGCTGTTTGCTATGACATAATTATATCTTAGCAATACCTTTTCAGCTTGCGTCATGGATTTGATATTTGAATCAAGTCCGTTTTTCATAGCCCACTCTGAAAGTGTGGCTTGTGTTAAATCAAGTCCGTATCTCCTTAATGGTGCGATTGTTCCCGAAAAAATGGATTGTAAGCTCTTTGCAACATCAGCTTGGTCTACATCGTAGAATGAAGCCATATCACCAGCTAATCTCGTAAGATTAAGCGACATATCAGCCATACTGTCTGTAGTCTTGTATAGCGTGTTATTTTGGCTCATAAGAGCTTTATTTGCCACTGCCGTGCCATTTGCCACTTGCTCTGACGAAATACCTATAGAAGTACCTAGTGCTTGGAAACGGCTTGATATTTGCTTGACTGTAAGCTCCGACATTCCAAAATCTTGAATTGATGTTTTTGTAAAATCATCAACCTTACTTGCCATATCACCGAACGTGGTATCTACTACGTTTTGAACCTCTGTTAATTGGCTCGCTAAATCAACTGCACCGCCTATTTTTCCTACAGCTCGCATAACCAACCAATAAGTTGCGTAAAACTTACCAATGGTTGAAGCTAAGCCCCTAAATCCACTTCTTGTGCTCTTAATCGACTTAGTTGTGTTTGAAAAGCCTGTTACAAGTGACCTACTAGCCGAACCGACTTTTGAGCCTTGCTGTGACAGATTAGCAAGTGCATTAGTCATTTGAATAATGTTGTTGCTGACTCTCGGTGCGTTAGATAATGTTGTCATTACCTCTTTCAAGGCACTACCAAGGTTTCTTATGTTATCCGCAGCATAACCGGCTGATTTTGAGCCAAGTTTTGAAATTGAAGCTGTTAGCTGTGTAATCTCTGCTGATTGCTTTGAGATATTCGCAAAGCCCGACAATTCTGTTGCCATGTTCTTCAAAGCACTCGCTGAGCTGACAAGTCTTGCAGTATCAAGGTTGCCGAGCTTTTCCATGTTAGTTGCAATCTTGCTAAAGGTACGAGTGTCGATACTGCTCACACTTCTAAGTGATGTTGCAAGTTGCGACATTCCACTCGCAAAATTGCTTATGCTTGCACCATTGAGGGAGTTGAGAGTAGTTCCAAGTCCTTGCAACTTACTTTGTAAATTGCTTATGGCTCTAGTTGCTTGTTGCGCGTCCGACTTGATTTGAAGCTCAATGCTCTCTGCCATTTTCTCACCTCCCTGTAATAAAAAAGAGCTACCCTAAAGTAGCTCTCATGTATTTATCCTTTGAGCAGATAGTATGTTGTAATCAATCCAACATATCCATCTTGCTTAAGACCTCTATTCTTTTGAAATACCATGACACATTTAGTGAGATAATCCGTCCACTTGCCGTAATCAGTATCAAGTTTGTAAAAATGGTACTTGTCATGCAGGGTTTTTCTCAGCCACTTAATGGCTGTCGGGCAGTTATGTCTCTGACCGCTCCACAAATTGTGATTTTTAGCAAATCTCTGTGAATTAGCTCCAAACTTGCCATCTTCCTTAAGCTCGTCTGTGTCAAATCCGATGTTCATGGCATGTTGCCATTTTCTTACATCATCATTGTCGAGGTAATATTCCTCATTGCCTTTCCAAGCGTTATTCTTTACCGGAGTTGCTATTGGTGCCGGATTATTCTCTATTCCATCGCCCTTACCAAGCTCAATATAGAGTAAGTTAGCGTCAGTGCTGTTATTCAGACCGCTACAAGTAAATGCGCTCGAATACTGCCAACCATACAGAGAATGTTGTATAACAGGCTTCTTGGCACTGTTAGGCTCATCACCAATAGACATTCCCTTAGTTGACGGATAACGTGCAATCCAAAACGGACAATTAATCTGATTTGCGTATGGCGCAATATACTGATTGTAAAAGCTAAGCCCTGTGTATACACCAAAGTTAAGCCCGGCGCTCTTGATAACACTCTGATATGTGTTGATAATATCAATAAGCGTCTGTCCGAGTCCTTGCTGGCATCTGTCCTCTACATCAAGCCATACAAATGTCTTTCTTCCGGCAAGTACCTCAATCACTTTCTGTGCATCCGTCTTTGCCTTATCTACTGTTGTAACGTATGAGTAGTTGTAAACACCTTGTATTGGCATTCCTACATCAGTACAGCCTTTCCAATTCGCTTCAAAGGTTTTATCCGGATTAAGGTCTCTGCGGATTATTTTAAGGATTGCAAATTGCACTCCGGCCCACTTAACCTTGCTCCAATCAATATTTCCTTGATATGACGATACGTCAATTCCTTTATATGCCATATTTTCACCTCATTAATCAGGACTTTCAGGTAGTCCCGACTGCCTTAATGCGTTAATTCGTTGCTTCATTTCATAAACGGCAATTTCCTCATTAGACTCCTTGTATTTAGGCTCGTTATCTTTTGAGTATTGCTCATTTAACGATTTTTCAATGTATTTTGCTCTTGCTTTGTTGCCATTCAAAGCTCTGTCAATCGCTGTAAGAGTTGCGCTTAATCCGTATGTGCCCCACCAAGCCCACATGTTGGAGTCGGTTTCTTTTTGTGCAAGCATATAAGCCTTTGAATAAGGCTCTAAATCAGCCGGACAAGACATGTCTATGTCCTCAACGCTAAATCCATAGCCTTTAGTTACCAAAAGCCAATATGGGCGGATTTCGTTGCAATATACTTCCCATGTAAGCTCTTTTACTTCTTGATTGGTTTCTTCTTGGCTGTCTGTACCTCTTTCGCCAACATCTTGGATAAAAAACTGTTTTTCTCCATTTCCGCAGACAAGCCATTATAGAGTGATTGTAAATCTCCGCCCTCTTCATTCTCCGGGTCAAGGTAATCGTCAAGTAAATCGTATACCTTTACAAGCTGTTTCTCTTTTGCTTCTTTATTGTCAAAATCAAAGCCAAATTCGTCAGCGTGGAATTTTTGTAAACCTACGAGCAAAAACTCCGGTAAAAATTCAAGCATGTTGTCAATGACTTCAAGTCCCTCACCCTGTTGCTCCATTCCTACGAGCCTTGGGATAATTTTATTCTTAACTACCGGTGCATATCCGAATTTAACTGTATACTCTTTTCCACTTAATTTAATTTTCATTTTATCTTTCCCTTTCTCCCTAATTTATATAGGGAAAGAGGCAGTTTTAACACTGCCTCAATTACCTTGCTATATTGTTTCTTCAAGTTCGCTGTCAGCCGTGCTATCATCATAGCCAACCGCTACGGCTTTTTCCGATTGGCTCACCCTTTTTTTTGTGAGTGTGATTGATGTTGGATAACCTTGGTCATCCTCTGTTACCGCAACATCGTAGTTATCCTCAATCCACTTAGGTACTGTCTGAACTGATACAGTCGCAGTTCCTGTTAAGTGGTCATCGGAAGCCTCGCCTGGGGCGAATGACTCCTGTCCAATAAAAGCACAGATACCCTCTGAACCTTTTCCGTCTGTGCCGTAGAGGATAATAAAGTCGAGCTTCTTACCCTCGTTAGTTACCATCTCATCCTTGTACTTTTTCTCAAAAGCTCCCTCAACTTCCATAGAGCCGGCTGAACGTCTACCCATTTCCTGTGTCTCTACTAAATCTTCAAGAGTTGAAGTATCTACCATGTTCTGTGAGCCGAATGGTGAGGGAATTGTTTTAGCTCTGATTAAGAGCTTGTAAGTTCCAGCCCAATAATCGCCACTTGTGGCGGATACGGTTGGTGTCTTGTAAGCAATTCTACTTTTTAAACCTGTTGCCATTTGTATTACCTCCTAATTTTTCATAAAAAAATAAGAGCCGAAAGGCTCTTATAATCTATCATTCCAATCGAATGACCGCCTAGCACGTAATGTTGCTGTCCATATTTTGCCGTTTTTTCTAGCGAATGGAATCGTTGTCAGCTTGAATGACATAGCTTTGTATTCATTAGCCACTGTCTGCGCCACATTCAAGGCCTCTGAACGGCTTTTATTTGTTGTAACAATTACTTGTGCTGTAAATAACACTGTATTTATTCTTTCGCACTCTAAATCCTCATTCTGTTCAATAGGTTCGAGTGCTTGAACTAGCACTGTTGGGAAACTAGCCGCCGCACTGTCCGACTGTTCCTCTTGCGTGAATTTTAGCTTGGGATATTTAGTTTTCAATTTCTTCTCGCATCGGGTTTTTAAAATCGCATATGTGAGATTTTCAAGGTCATAAACCCATTGATTTTGACTTGCCACTTTATCACCTCAACTAAAATTTTTCCGTGCCGTTCTCATAATGTCATTTTCCATTTTTAAAAATGCGTGATACATAGGCATTGTAGGTGTAATGCCGTATGAATGATGTAATTCTCCGCTTTCGTCTCTCCAATACCAACCCTCGCTGTCAAATGCGTGTGTCTGCCCCGGGAAAGTCCCTTGACCGCCTCTTGCATCATTGAAGTGTGGCTTAGCTCTCCAGCCCGAGCCGTATTCAGCCATAAGCAAAGGCGATACATCGACTGTCTTAAGTCCATCTGCCGTCTGCCATGTACTTTGTATCTGCCCTGTTTCTATTGCAAGAATAATAGCTGTACAGCCGTCTGTTGTGTCTTTAATTTCGTAACTAAATGTAATATAGTGTCCAAAATTGCCTGTATTTGCTTGTGCTACGGCTATACCATTACTAGCAAGCTCTCCAACAAACGCTATGCACTTGTCCTGTAAGCGGTCTTTGTATCTTTCAAGCTTGTCTATCGCATCTTGTATAGATTTTTCTGTCAGAGAAACGTCAATTTTCATAATTACACTTCTTTCACAACTGCTTTGAGCATGTATTTAACTGAGTAAAGAGAGGGCTTCACTCCTACTATTGTAAAGTCTGCGGAAGTTGAATCAACTAATCCGTTGGCATCCTTTGTAGGCTCGCTATCGAGCCAAATAACATCGCCCTTTTTAAAAGGGTATTCTCCTCTGTCTGTCAGCAAAACAGCATCAAAGTCAGCCGTATTAAAGCCATATTCCTTGTTTTGCGCTTCTCCTCCGTCAAACGATATATTCGCCCGAAAATCGACCGGCTCTGAAAAGCCTGTTTCTTCATGGGTGTAATATATCTTCTCTCCGTCCTCTGTTTCGTAAAACTTTAGATTTCCGTCCTCGTCTTTGTCATAGACTGTGACAGTTTGACCTTGAAGCGCGTATTTCATGGCTTGTTTATTAATGTCAAGCATTTTTCTTTATCTGCTTGTAAATCTGATTAACACCGGTACTTGCCATGCCCGACACAATGCCAACCGCTATTGCATCAAGAATGTTGTTTGCCGGATAACCGGGAATTACAAACATTCCAACAATGCCGAGTACTCCACCGGCCACACCTACGATAATAGGAATAATATTATCTTTGACCTGTGGTATCTGCTTTGAAGCATATCCGATTAAATAAGTAATTACCATAATGGCAACTACTGTAGGTACTTGTGTAAAGTCCATCAGTTTTTTCCTCCTTTACCTAAATGGATTTCCTCAATCTCATTTTTCATTTTTGTTACCATGCCATTACCACCAAGTGCGTGGTATGCGTCATACATCTCGCAAAAATTCTGATACGCATATGAGGGAATTTCGCCAAGCTTCATGTACTTATCATGGTATTCGATAAGCTGTACTCGTAAAAGTAACATTGTACCTTTTCCGTTCGCTTGTCGTAGCTTCTTTTCCTCTTCAATGCGCTCGTTTCTTTCTTTTGTGTCTATCGCTTTTTGCTTTTTCTGCTCTTGTAAAAGCCAAACAATATAACCCAAAAGTGCTGTCAGAACGATTGGCAAGGCAATAATGTATGTCTGATAGATTAAATTATTCATCTTACAGCCTTTCGTCTTTAGTAATTGGCACACCGCCCACCACCACTTAATGTGTACCGCCTGCTACCATATTGGTAACGCACAATCTTCTTTTGCTTATAGCACTTTGACAAAAGGGAAAACTCCGACAAACAGTTTATCTCTATCTTTCCATGTACGGCTCACTCCGCCCTCACTCAATGCGCTCATGTAGTTCTCACCGGCTTGTGAATGGTCGTAGACAGCAAGATTGATAATAACGTTTTCAAACTGCTTTAAATCGGCAGTTATATCATCATCAGTGAAAGTGTCTGGATAACACCTTTTTGCCTTTACATCTTCCGTGGCTTGCTTAATGAGCTGTTCAATGAGTGGGTTATCTTCCTTTTTATCGAATACAACCACATCAGATGTTGTTTCATCATCATTCGTGACTGTATCAATATGAAATTGTTTAAGTCTGATTTTGACTTGCTCTAATGTGGTGTATTCCATGCCAAGCTCCTTATAATCCAAACTTTTCAATTAACATTTTCTTCAAGTCACCGCCATTTATTTCTGTGGCATTTTCAATACCATTTTCGCTCGCAAGCTTCTTTAAGCCGGCTGTTGACATTCTGTTAATTTCCGTCTTTGTGTATGGTGTTTCAGGTGGGTTCATAAAATCAGAAGGTACCGAATTGCTATTGCTTTCCGGTACCTCGTCTCCGACTTTATACCACACTCCATCATGCTTTATAGAGTGCGTTGCTATCATAAGCCTTAACCTCCTTAACTTTGAGAACCATAACGCTATCCATACCCTCAAATGTAGGTAATCCAATCATAGATACGATACAGTGAGTATTGATAGGATGATTTGTAGCATATGTGTATACAGATACACCGGTCTCAACAAGTGAGAGGTTTCCGTCTGTGATACTTCCGCTTCTTTCCTCTGGTGTCTTACCGAATGTGTAATCGCCAAGAAATACTCCGGCAGACTGCGCAGATACAATGCCTGTTGGTACAAAGTACTGTGTCTGTCCTGACTCATCAACATAGAGCTTATCGTATACCTCAATCTCGATACCATATCCTCTAAGGTATTCAGTAACCTGTTCTTGCTGTAATCTGATACCGCCATTGTAAGCAGTGATACCGAGTACCTGTTTCTTTGTATCTTCTGCGTTGAGTACCATTTCCCATGTCTCTGTGTTCATGGTAAAACGAGCAAGAGAATATCCTGTAGCTTTTGAAAAGTCTCTCTTGACCTTAATAAGGTCGTCAAGTGGTGTGGCTGTAGCCGACTTGTCCCATGCGCTTGTGCCCGAAAAAGTCTTGTAATGCTTTGCCGTATGCTCTGATTTCTCGTTATCTGCAAGGTAATCAATGTAATATGGTTTTTTGTCAATAGTTACTTTTACTCTTGGTACACCATCTGTAGGTGCAAGTAACTGCCAAATCTGTCTCTCCGGCACAACTAATGCGCCCTCGATAAGGTTCATTGGCTTTTTGCTAATTTCTCTCAATACCTGATTTGCGAGGTTGGCATTCTCTGCACTTCTGTAGTTGTCGTATTCCTGCTCTTCTTTCTCTGTGACCATATAAGACTCACGATAAAATGGCATTGAGTTCTGAATGTCAGAGAAACCTCCAACATCTCTTAACTCTGCCTGTGCGTCAAAGTTTGAAGCTTTGAGTGATACCGGCAGTCCGTTCTTACCCTTGATAAATCTAAGGTCGAGTGAGTCCTGTTTACGTGTTCCGAATTTTTGTCTGCCAAGATAAGGGGCAGTTCCTAATGTCTTTTTGTAGTTATCCCACATTACACCGAGGCTTCTCGCTGTAAATGCTTCTGCTAATGGTAATGCCATGTTCTTATACCTCCTTTTAGACCTGACTTGCTACAATCTTTGGCGCACCATAGAAAGTAACTCTAGGTGTTGCAGTTCTAGCTGCTTCTGCGATTGAAAGTGACTCAACTTTCTCCCAATCAATAGTTCCCTGATATACATATGTTCCAGGTGCGTCACCCATCGTTACATCTACATCGTGTAACAGATAGCCCTTGCACTCTGCGCCGTTGCTTGGGAATGGTGTACCGGCCGGTACAATCTTCATTCCGTTTGTGTCTGCGCTTGTTGCCATAGTCTGTAGTACAAGGCACGCTGCACCCTCATAAGGGAAAAATTTTAAAATTCCTTTACCCTGTGTAAAATCTCTTACGATTGGCTTTCCCATCGTTCTACCTCCTGTTTTAAATTACATAGCTGTTTTGACTTTCAGCACTTGCAACTGTGCCGAATGAGATTTGTTCTGCATTGGCTACATCTGCTGGCTTTGAGTCGGGTTCATCTTTTTTACCGCCATTGTTTGGATTGGGAGTACCTTTGAGTGCGTTTTTCTCATACTCTGCTATCGCATTGGCTTTCATGTCGGAAATAATCTTGCCAAGTGATGTTGTGTCAAAAGAGCCATCCTCTTTTACTACTGTCTTTGCCTGTTCTGCAGTAATTCCAAAATCAGACATTGCACTCTCTCGTAAATCTCTGACAGCATTATCTTTCTGTAGCTTGGCAATCTGCTGATTGGCTGTCTCTAAGGCTTTATTTGTCTTTTCAAGCTCCGTCGTGTCGCCATTCTGTAGCTCATCAAGCTGTGTCTGTAGCTCGTCAGCTTTGTCAGCTTTAGCCTTGTACTGATTGGTTTTCTCTTTCTCTCTTGCCATTTCCTCACCGCTCTTGTTAAGCAGATTTGTTATCTGCTCATCCGTTGCGTCCGGAAAAAGCTTCAAAACATCATTTCTTGTCATTTCAATTACCTCCGTAACTCACGCTTTTGTTATCGCGGGTCGCTCCCGCCGAGTTTTTCTGTTGTTTAACGCACAACTGCAAATTTTTTGTATAATAAAAAGCAGCCTATAAGTTTCCTTACAAGTTGCTCATTATTTGTAATATTTAAGACTGCATCTACACCCTGCTATTTCTTTTACCTCTGCGCCTAGCGAATGGTCTTTTGGAAACATCATCAACGAATTTCCAACTTCAAACGGCTCAAAAATATTAATTCTCTTTTTGTCAACATTCGCATGTGTGGGTCTGACATGTGAATCTTCTTTTGAGCGCCATTCTTTTGTTTTGTAGCCCTGTTTCACCATTTCAGTTTGCAATCTGTAATTGCCGACTGCATTAGCTTCATTCGCAGCTACATTTTTTGCTCGCTTCTGTGAAGTAAAATACTCTACTTCAGTATTTTGTGTGGTAGCGTCAACTACCTCATTCACAATGTACCGGACATAATCCGTAATGTATGAGGGTGTTTTCTTTGACTTACAATACTGTGTGGCAATGCTCTCATATCTGACAATAAATTCTTTGGTGATAGTGGTTATCTCTGTTTCTTCCTTGCCGGATAACAAGGCAAATAGCATAACAAAGATTTTTTCAAACTTTTCGGCAAGCTTTTTTCTATCTTCCTTTTCCTCGTCAGATAAATCCATCTCACCAAAATATGTTTCATAATCTATGTCTTGTATTTCATTTTTGTTAAGTGCGTGGATTTCGTCTGCCATATCAAGCTCCAAAATAAATTGACAGCCAATTATTCATCGGCTGTCTTTCCATTGTTCTTATCATTGTTATTATTGTTAGGTGTAGCTGTTGTCGGCTGTTCCTCCGGGAATAACATTTCCATCCGCTTTGCACTTTCGAGAGTAACTTGTTCAGGGTCGCTAAACATGTCAATCGTCTTGACGGCTCTCTTGTAGTTAATACCGCACCTAAGTAATATTTCAAGCACTTCTGCTTTAACAAGCATGTTGTCTAGCTTATTATGATTAATGTGTATCTCAACATCACTAGGCATAAGCGTAAAGCCCTTATTAATTCTCAGCCTGTTAAGAATAAGCCTAAGCGCCATTCTCTCTGACTTCTTAAGAATAGGCTCGTTAATAGCCGTCCTAAGCCCGGCATCATAATGTCCGTTTCTCAATTCTACGGCCGAGCCGGTATCACCGCCTGTGTTGCCCTGACGATTTGCGAGACCTTGAATGCTTAAAAATCTTTCAAAAAGGTCAGTAAAAACTACTTGCCCCTCTGTCTGATTAAGCTCGCTCGTCATTACATCAACATCAGCCTTGTTGTCCGAGCCATTGTTAGATTTAACGACTAATGCTCCCTCTTGTCGCATTTTTCTGAATGTATCTATGTCAATCTCACAATTAACGAATTTCACCCATGCAGACACAAACTGCTCGACTCCATTAATTCTGTCCGATGTAAGCACGTTGATAGCGTCTGTAATTGCAATAGTCATTTCAATGTCAGATAATCGCCTTGCATTGTTCGGATATTCAATCACCGGAATTGCTCTGTTGCCGTTTATTCCGCTTGCATAAATCTTGTCATTGCGAATATCAAACCACTCATTGTCAGTGAACACATAATAAATATCTGCTCCGTTCTCGTCCTCTCCGATTTGACAAGAGAATGCTGGACGTCCATTTGAGTAGTATGCTACAAACGTATACATTGGATTTTCAGACGATAAATAAAAATCGCTTTCATCAAGCAACTGCCCTTGTCCATCATCATTACCGATGAATCTGTAGCCGGTACCACATATGCTTCTCCAACGATGTATGTCTATATCGCACTCCTGTTTGCTTTCTGAGTCCATAGTGATGTTAAGCTGTGTGATTTCTTCCGACTTATGGTTATCGGTGCCACGCAGCACATATTGGATTGGCTCGGCGCACATCTCTGCGGTTTTACGCTCGACAAGCTCATACGCAAGATTTACAGCAATCTTGTTATTGATTTCCGGGCGGTTCACTTTCTGCCGATACAAAATCGGTTGGTCGCCACGATAGTATCTGTCAAGATACTCAATCTCAATAGCGTTTTGCTCGTGAATCACAAGTGCTTTATTCAGTTCTTCGATTATATTGTTTTTTGTGATTTGCCTTTTACGTGTGAAAATAACTTGTCTGCCGTAATTATTGTGGCAGACAGCTGAAAAAGGTCTTACGTTTTTATGAGCATATCTATACATCAATAAAACCTCATGCCACTTGCAGAAGTTCTCTGTGGAACCTCTTTTATCTGAAATTCTTGTGTGCCAGCCCAAAACCATATCCATTTACGGCAGTGCGTACACATTACTTTGTGGTGTTTCTTGTTGCTTTTATTTACCCACGTTAATAGCTTTCCGCAACGAGGGCACATTACACTTCGTTTTCCTGTTGGTACAATATTCTGATTATTCATGTCACCCTCGATTCACTAAAAATAGCACCCACAATCTGTGAGTGCTATTTCTGAAAGAGATTTTCGCAATGAACGAATTACATTTTTTTCATCTTACACATTATCACATTCTAAGCGAACCGAACGAACAAACTTACATTTTCTTAAAAAATCTTTCAAACTCCATTCTTACGCTATCTGCCGTGGATTTACCGCCAAGCGCATATGCCGTCTGTAACCATGATTTATTTTCCAAGAATCTAAAATTAATTATTCTTCTCATTCTGCTATCATCAAGGCTTGCTATAAATTCCTCTACATCGTTTGTCTTTTCAAGCAAATCGTCTTGTAAAAGCTGTAATGTGGTCATTCTTGAGTACAGTAATGTGCACTTGCGTCCGTATTCGGGGTATGGTACACCCTCGATTTTGAAGTGCTGTGTGCCACCCATGCCCCCTGACACAGTGTCAATCACACTTTCTCCATTTTCTATCTTTTCAAGGTCATCTTGCAATTTAGCAATTTTCTTTCTAACCTCTTTGATTTCCTCTTGTAAGTCTGAATACTGTGATAAAACTTCCTTTGTCATTAATAAAGCCCTCCTCTGAACGGATTGTGTACTGCTTCAACCTTTGCTATCCTACTGCCTTGTGTCATTCTTAAGGCAAAGTTTGAAAAAACATCAGGAACATCATCAAGCTGTTTTTTGCCTGTTACTGAATATCGTTTCAGCAGTGATACCATTACTCCATAAGGCTCATTGGGCTTATAAAGTGATTGGTCTTTGAAAATAATATGTTGTAAAATCCAGTTAGAACACTGAAAAATACGTGCTTCTTTGTTAGTTTCTGTCGGTACATCAGTGATGTTGCATATCCACCCTTTATTTTCAACTCGCTTATTAACTTCCATAGCCACTCTGTCACCGCCGGCATTACGCTCAAACTCACACTCTTGTACCTGATTATTGACTAATGTGTTTGACGCATTTTCATACTGCATTTCATAGTCCGCCGTATTATCACACACGCAATCAACGCAGTAATAGTCCTCACCATATTTTTGCAGTATTGGCATAACAAAATAGTCTGTGCCTTTTCCTTTTGTATCGCATTGAGCTGTGATAATTTCCGGTTCGCCATGTGGCAGATTGAAGTATCTGCGGATTTTATCATCGGGAAACAATAAGCCCTCACGCTCGATAGGTTCCTGTTTATACAAACATCGGTAAGATATTTCATCCATGAGTAATTGTTGGTCAGCAAAAAACTCTTTCGTAAAACCGCCATACTCATAATCAAAATTGCTTTCGCCTGTTACCGGGTCTACATCAGGAACCGATATTGTTTTGACTCTTGGATTTCCGACATACATGTTTTGAATGCGTCCGATAACATCATGTACGCTCCAACGAGTGGCAATATGTATCTCTTTACACGGCTTTCCGTCCGTGTCTTGTGTCTTACGTTGCCTTGCGTCTACTGCGTATTTATCCCACAGCTTATCAAGTATTGTAGGATTTAAGGCTTCCTCAATTCCGCCTATCATATCATCAACTAGCAAAAATTTACTTGCACGGACTTTTCCGGCATTCTTACTTCCAACAGAAGTACATTGTACTGACGGAAAAGGCTTGTATTTGCCAATATTGAATTGCTCCATTTTGGCATTCGTGCTTGTAACTGATAGATTAGGGAAAATGTCATGCCACGCATAATCATCATCATTGGTAACAATGTCGTATACTCCATCGTAGTACATTCGTGTAATGTCACCACTGTGTGAATAAAATAGGCTGTAGTCTTTTGGAAACCAACCGGCAACTGCCGAATGAAAGAATTTCTCAATCGTACTCTTTCCGGCTCCTGGTACTAGGCTCACACACAATATGTCGTATTTATCATCAATCATGCCTTGTAATGCGTCCACAAGTCCGATTTTGATTAATTGTTTCCTACGTGGCATATAAAATCGGTCTTTAGGCTCGCGCTTTTTCTCTATGTACTGAAAATAGCTGTCAACTATTTTGTTTTGAGCTTCAAGTAGTAAAACCTCATATTTTTTGTTTATCAGCTCATATGTGGTTTTGTGGTCGAATGCGTATTTTTCCAAGTCCCAAATCGTACCACCTGTTTTAGTCGTGCAGAAGTCCTCTATAAGCTCTTTTGCCCTCTTAGTGAGTTGTAGTCCATACTCAATATCTTTCTCACCGTTTATGGCTACACTGCAAGCGTCTACATAAGCATTAATTACTTGCTCGTCTTTTCCATTTTTCTCTATGTAATTTTCGTAACTATCAACTGTGGAAATAAGGCTCTGACTAGCCATAAGAAAAGCACCTCCACTTTTAAAAAGCAAAGGTGCTTATAGACCTCTGCCTATAACTGTTTTAGGGTAGCGACTACAATCAATCTGTAGCCGGTAAAATTTTGTTAGAATGCTGGCATTGCTTCATTGCAAACCGGATGTAATTTCTGTAAAAGTGCATTGTAATTATCAATTACATATCGTGCTGGAATCATATATGCTTTAATGCCATATCTTTCTGCTGTTTCCCTTTCAATGCAGCAGCCACTCCAATCATAGTTCTCCGCAATTCCTATGAACACATCAGCCTGTGCCAGCTTCTTAAGGCTTTCACCTAAATACCATACAGCTTCTTCGCTGTCTTTCGGTGGATTATCCTCAATGTAGCTGTCGATAAGCTCTAACTCTTCGTCCTCGTATATTTCAGCAATCTTTTCATCTTCTGAATACTTGCTTTAATTTCTTCCTCTGTTCTGCCTTTCATCGGCACGCTTACAAATAATTTTTTCATAATAATTCCTTTCCGCTGATAATCAGCAATTATTTATTTTAATTCATCTGCTGTAACTATATGCAAAATTCCATAATTACCTTTATCAAAACTATCTCTTGCGTTTTCGTGACATCTTGTGCGCAGTACATTTAATGCACTTTTAATATTGCTATTGCAAATAGCCTTAGCAATGTCAGAAAATGGTTGTGGGTTGTCTAGTCTTGAATTAGCTTCCGCTATAGAGCAATGCTTATATTGTATTATTGCGTCCATTGCAAAGTCTCTATCCAAATTAACCCCTAAAAATCGGTCTGTAGTTGTATTCCATATGGCATATAAGTTATCTACATCATCTTGTAATGCAACTATTAACATAATCTCACTCCTTTTTCTCATTATTCGCTAATGATTTTGTTTCCTCTAGAATTTTCATTGCTAATGCTCTTGAAAATTCATAATTATTTTTCGGGTATCTGCCTAGAATTGATTTTGCGTACTCATTGACTGCATCAACTGAAACATCAATACCAATAGTCATATCGTGAAATTCAGATGTTTCTATCGGTTTGCCATCATCATCGCCGATATGTTTAACATTATCAATCTTTCTGAATGTTTTCTTATCAATGCACAACACTTTTTCGCAAACATCAATACATTCTTTTTTCTTTTCGTCATTGGCACACTTGCCATCCGTATTGTATCGGCAAGTGGTAAAATTACAATTATTCATTTTTGATACACCCCATTCTGTCGCATATGTAATGGCTTCTTGTATCAGCGATTGTTTTACAATCAATAACATTGCCCTTGTTAAGGCAAGTTTCAAGATATTCGCATTTATCACACTCTGTATCTTTTTCTCTATATTTTCTCGGCTTGTATTCCTTGAAATCCTTGCACTTGTGATTTAGGCTTGTATCATTTCCTTTGGCGCAAGTGTAAACGGGATATTCTTCTCCTGTTTCTTCGTCAAAAATATAATCTTCTTCGCTGAATTTACATTTTGAACAATCACCCATTCCTCATAAACCTCTCAAAATCTTCCCTGCACTTAGGGCATAAATCGTATTGGATATTATCTCTCCATATAGCCATTGGAAACACTTCCCTTGCTAAATCTTCGGCTGTGCATATGCTTTTTTCGTAAAGAGGTTTTACCTCTCTTGTTTTGATATATGCACATTTTTCATCGTAGCGTATTATTTCTTTTCCGCACCTGTCGCAAGTGCGCCATTCTTTTTGATGTTTCATTCTTCCACCACCTATTCTATACGCTTAAATGTTCGCTACAATCATTGTCAAAAGAAATATAACACTTAAAAAACCCACTTCTGCGACTTCTCTAATATTTTTGGATTTCTTTATGAACCATAACGATAAGAGATAGTAAATAAACAATGCTATTTTGCACAATATCATTCTTCCACCAACTTTCTTCCGCAGATAGGGCAATAGTCGATATCCATAACTTCCCAACAATCAGAATTGCTGTCAAACATACCAATCTGATATGTGTTATCTTCCGCTTGCATAACCCCATCTGATAAGTTTCTGTTTGGAACTAAGCTATAATCATCAGTATTCCATTTTGTAGGATTTTCGCAAAACTCACACATGCTTCTCACCCTTCCTTTGCCTTAAACAGCGTGTCAGGAAACGGAATGCCTAAAAAATGCATATTTGCGTACTTCCTAAATGTTGGTACGCTCATACCGGCTATCTTTGCTGCTTCTGCCTGTGAGCATCTGCCATATGCGTATTCCATCAATCCCTTTTGGAATGATTCAATATTTCGTGTCTTAACTCCTTTTGCCATATTTATACCTCCGTTTAGTACTCAATAATGCCTTGTGCCAACTGTAACAGATAGTCGCTTTTAGCAAAATGTGTTATCGAGTAGTTAGTCTCTCTTCTATGTGCTCGTCTGAAATGCTCATTAACCATTCTATCAAGCCCTGTAAGCCCTGTTTCGTCTGTTAGGTAAACATCTGTACCCTCAAAGTGATTATGCTCCGTATCGGTCACATTAGAAAGCGACAGGCATACATTAGTCAGTGTCTTATCAGTCAAGATTGGGTGAACCTTGCAAAAATAATTTTCGTACAGGCACATGTATCTGTGAAATGAGCTTTTAACTGTTCTTCTGATTGTTTCGTTTTCAATACTGTTGTCACAGATTTCAGAGAATCTATAGAGCATATCATCTTTCTTTGCTTGCATATCCTGTCGGGTGACTCTTGCCGTCTGTTTCTCGGAAACAGATGTATGTACCTCTCCATCAATGTTAGTTGATGTATGTACCTCTCTTGTAATCTCTGAATCATAATCTCTGTTTGAGTAATCTATGTTAGTATTCTTTGGTATTGCTTCGTCACTGACTTGTGTTTGATTTTTCATTGACTCATTATTGATTGCGCACTCATGCGCATTGAATTTTTCATTTTCCGGTATTTCAATTCTGTAATCACTTAATGGATAACCATTCTTTTTAAGGTCTTTTGCAATGTTTACAAGATTTACTCTATATTGCAATGTTCTATCCCACTTATATTTAGGGTTATTTCGCTTTGAGATATAACCCATATCCACTAAATCACTGATATATCTTCTTATCTGACTTGCAGATAAACCTAACATAACCTCGTCAGCTAATTCTTCGGTGGTTTTATATATCCAACCATAGAAAAGCTCTCTTTCTTCTTCTCCGTTGTTCTTCGCAATCTCATTTTCTTTCTTGATAAACTTATCTGCATCCGATACTCTTTCAGACCAATAGATAAACTGATTGAGAATAATAGCTTTTCTATAATCGTTTGTTATTGATAATAAATCTTCTCTGATTACTGCTTTTTTTATTTTTACGTCTGTCATATTTTACCTCCTACGATAGATAACCCTACGATTTATATAAAAACAGTTGTCAGGAGTTCGTAGGTTACTCTTTTCGTGTTGCAATCACTAGGCAACTGATTTTACCGAATTAAATTAAAATACTTTTTTCTTCCATTCTTCCTTGTTCGCAATTCCGTTACTTGTTTCTTTTACAAAAGCAAACATTTTATCAAAATCTTCTGCGTTTATATAAATGCTCCCATTGAAAATATGAGTTTTCAATCTAAGTTTTGTCACAAGCTTTCTTACATCATACACATTAAAGTTACGAATATTCGTTTGGTTTTTGATTATTGTTTTTATTCTAGCGTACGAATAATCGCTTTTCCCCGCCATTTTATTGTATTTCGGCTTATATTTTTTGATAAATTCTGTTTCTTTATCATCCAATTCACTTTCTTTGCAATTAATAATTGCTATTTTGGTGAATTTTTTATCTTTATGTGAATATGGTCTTGCTAATCCTATTTTAGATTGTCCAACATAAACAACCTCATCCCCATCCATAAGAAAATAGATTATAGGGCTTTGGACATTAGGAAGTATTCTTGAATTTTCATTTTCTACAAAATTCATAATATCATTACCTGCCTTTCTGATAATAGCCTTATTAACAAAACAACAAACAGGCACTAAGGCTTGTGCTTTTCGGTCTGCATCACCTAGTTTGTTGTAATTGATGTGGTGTGGATTTGAACCACACATGATTGTCGCGACTCTCGTCATCTAAGTTGCCGGTTTCAACGAATTATCTTACGGCAATAGCGTTTACCCATTCCGCCACACATCAACAAGGCGAAAGTCAGATTTGAACTGACGGTCACAGATTTGCGGTCTGTTGCCTTTTACCACTTGGCTATTTCGCCATATATAACAGCCGTAGCGTGACTGTTATACTGAAACTGTTTTTGTCGCTACCTTTGTACAGCTTCTACGGACTTTTTATACCGCTTACGGCTGACTCTTATAGTCTGTCGTAAGTTAGCGCCGACATCGTGACTCGAACACGAACAACATTTCTGTTGGATAGCTTAGCAAGCTACTGGAATACCTTTATCCCATATCGGCACGCACCGTGGCAACACTGATTGTCACCACGAATAGCCTTTTGTACTTCAAGGCTACGTAGTGCTACTAACACTACTAAATCGGCAAGGTTGGGAATCGAACCCACGACAAATCAGCTAATAGCTGACTGCTCTACCACTGAGCTACATGCCGTTAAGCAGAACTAACCTAATGGCTCTGCTTAAGCAAAAAATACGAAAAATTTCATTAAAGGGAAGAACCCTTAATTGCAGAAATGATACTATGCAACAGTTAGTCGGCACCTTTAGACAGGGACACGCGTTATGATTTTCTGTTGTTTATTGGTAGAGTGTTGCCCGGCTGTTTACCCGACTTGTATATCACGCAACACCTTGTAGCTGCTACCATATCTTACGCTATATTTTATTTCTGCAAGCTGGCTTGATAGGACTCGAACCTACAACTACTTGATTAACAGTCAAGCGTTCTACCTTTTGAACTACAAGCCAATAATGAGGGTGTAGTCTAAGGAGTGGCTACACCCTCCGGAGATATAAATTTGTATGTGCTGTAGGAAAAGAACTAAGAAACCTACAGCAAAGGACATGTGAGGAATTGCACCTCACCTAAGACTCATATGATTTGAGTTGCCCTAGTTTAACAATTAAAGGGGGTATATATGTCTACTCTGCCTATTACAGGTGTCTTTACGACAGGTTGGTTTTCACGCTCGTGCATTGTGGGATTATACACGATTAACCCTCACGAGCCTTGTGACGGCTCTTAACAGCTTTCCACTATGAGGGTGAAAGGAACTACTAAGTCCAATGTCGGGGAACCAAGTAAACCCCGAACAGGGCATGTTGGATTTGAACCAACGAATGCAGGAATCAAAATCCTGTGCCTTACCGCTTGGCGAATGCCCTATATTTATTGCCACATGAATGCTATGGCAAGTATTTGACCGAGCATTACCGCAGCGCCGAAAAGTCTCGAGCTAACTGTCTCTTTTTCGTTTAATGTGGCACTTGTCATTCCAAGCGCAATTAATGTCAGCCATACTGTTGTTGCAATTTTTAGTACAAACATGATTTACACCTCAAAATCTAATCGTCTTTATTTTCTTTCAATACTGCCTCAGCTATGCACGCAAGAACTAAAAACACTATTGAGACTACCATTGAGCATCGGTCAGAAAAGAGTATTCCGTAAAACATACAAAATAAAATTATCCATGTATACAGGCCCTTAAGAAACATTGGCATGAATTTATAAACAATCTTGTCGAAAATCTTCCATTTGCGCTTAGATTTAAGCTCATGAGCCTTAATTGTGTACCATGCAGCCTTACTCATATCCTCAGTTACAGAGCCTTTATGTCCGGCACGATATTTATACTTGTATGCAGTAATTTCACACCATTTAGCCACATCCTTAAGCCCGTAAATGTCAATCATTTCATCAATGCACTCTTTACGATTAGGCAAGTTATAGTGGCTAGGGTGATTTACCATATCGGAATTAATTTTGTTGGTTTCAAATCCTGTTAATTTCATCACTGTTAGCTCCTTTACTGTTATATATTATATATAACTAATATTTAATCATAGTTGTATGTATATATATTATTATTGTGTATGTTGTTTAATTAATATATAACTTATGTTATAATAATAAATACTGCTTGGCGAGGTTAAGGTATGAGTAAAGGCCTTTTTGTTTTGGCGGATATTTTGGGGGCTAAGTGGGGCGGTTTGTCGCTTTTCATATACACCCCCAGGGCACCCAATATGTGCATTGCTCGGCTCTCAAACATCAAGCATTTTAAATTGTATCTATTGCATGTACAATTCACTTCTATGCTTTCAACTCTTCGCTAAACAACTGTTTTGTGCATAGTTGCAATAATTCAACAGCTCGCAAAGCCTTATAAATCAAGGGTTTAGAATTGTATGTATTGTATATACAATTACTTGGCATTATCAACCATGTTATCACTCGATAATGCTTTAATATTCTGACTATTTGCACCGCCCAACTGTGGTAATTCATTAGCCGTTAACGCTCTCGCTTGTGTGGCCTCGTAGCCAATTCCCGGTTGATTCATGCCAAATTCATTATTTCCAACGAACATAGCACCGACAGGGGATTTATTATCGTATGCCCTATCTTTGATACAATCTTTACGGATTCCTTGCAATTTTTCCCAAATCTCATAACTTTTAGGGCTTGACTCTTTATTCAATCTCCAATTATCTATAACACCGCAGTCTATATTACACCAATTACTAAATGCAACAGTACTACATAGTTTATTATACTTATCACTAATATATATATATTCATCACATATATTATTTAATATATTATAATTATATCTATTGTAGTTAGTTAACATACATGTATTATCATATAACTGTTTATCTTTTAATATACTGTTATCATTGAATATAATTTCTCCAACTCGTTTACAAACAGCCTTCCAAGGTCTTTGACCCTCGCTTTTTAAATCCTCAATTTGCAATTCCTGACAAGCCTGTTCTATAGCCCTTTCGAAATCCTCCCGATAAAGCTGGAAAGTGCCAAAATCAGCGATTAAATGTTTAGTTATATTTCCTTTAATTTTTTCCATTTTAGCACCTCAAAATCATAAAATAAAAAAAGCCCGCACCGCCTGGAACAATTCCAAACGAAACGAGCTAACCGGCATTCGCTTATTAATTAAATTTAAATTAATAATAATCAAATATACTTATTTTGTCAATATACTGATTATTGAATATATAACAATAACTGTATTGATTAATATATACCACATCACACACATATATATTAATTTATATAAAAAATAAAAAGCCGGCCATAAAAACCGACTTAAAAAAGCACTTGCTATTATGCTAAAATGTGATAAAATAAAAATGTCTTTGCGAGCGGATGGACTTGCAAAAGGTGCTGTTTACCAATTCCGGACAGCCACGGATTGAAAAAATAATATTTTAAATAATGCTTTTCAAGCATTAAAAAAGAGGGGTTTTAATCCCCTCTTTTATCATTTTTACCGGCTCCATAGCACTTATAAAATGCTTCTGTTAAAGCCCCCAATTGCTCCGGTGTTAGCTCTTCTTTTAGTTCATCCGGCACCCACTTATAAGAATTGTTGAAGCTGTCGGCACAAGTACCAATTGCACAGACCTCTTTAACTTTTTGCAACTTGTACATTTCTGCCAGCTCTTCCGTTGTGATATCTCCGTCTCTTACGGCTCTTTTGCCCTCTGCGGTTAATATCTCCATAGCCTTGCCTTTTGCTATGGTTCCAATGCCTTTTATTCTCATATTTACGCCCTCCTTATAATACTTTGATGTGACATTTTTCAGGGATTTCCATAACATCCACATACTCACAGCCGAATAGCTTTTTTGCGGTCTCTTTATCGAATGCCGGGGAATTTTGTTCTTCTGTCATCAATTTAAATTTGCTCATGCTTTATCTCCTTTCAAACTTGTTACAAGTACATTATATGTATTAGTGCTTAATTTGTCAATACCTTTTTATACATTTTGTGCTTAATCAATCAAGCCCGGAATTTTGGAATTTAGATTAAAGCACTTAATTATAATTATCGCATGCAATAATGATACATCTTTAACTAATCTTTACCTATATTTATAAAAAATTGCGTCCGGGATTCCTGTTATCTGCTCAAAATCCGCATGCCTATAGCCTTTTGAAAATAAAATTGCAATCTCATCGAGAAAACTATTAATTGTTTTAGTTGCTACTTTTTCCGCCTCGCACCTCGTTAAATTATCCGCAAACATTGCATATATTATAATATAATTACGTAAGCGCGGTATTCTTGAGCCGTTAGCATATGCGTTAATCGATTTGTAATTTAATTTTTTCCGTGCCGCAAGTTCTTTGCAGGTTATGCCCTCTTTATTAACATTATAATTGACGAGCTGTGATATTTTTGCAGTTATTTCTTGATTCGTCATTTTACACCCTTACCACTATATATTAGCGCCTTATATGTAATATGGTTATTTCTTCATTCTATCCATTTTGTCAAGTTCCGATAAAATAAGTTCTCGGGCAAAAGCACTTGTTTTTAGTCCGTATGCATTTATTCTGTCTATTGTTCCCAAAGGCAGAATAATATTTATTCTATCTTTATTTTTCATGCACTTTTTGACGGCTTCACGATTTTTCTGTGCCTGTATTTTCTTTATATTATCCATTTAATACACCTCTTTTCTACATTTATTTATATTATTATATTATAAAATGTGCTTAATATCAATATATTTTTAGTGCTTAATCAAAATGCACAAAAGCAGTGTAAGTATTAGTGCTTAATTTTATGTATTATGTCAATTGTATTAGTGCTTAATGTTTGATATACTTTAGTCAAGTCGAAAGGCAAGGAACAAAATAAAAAGCCTGTCGCAGAGCTGACAACCAAACGACAGGCACCAAACAAAATAATATGAAAGGCGCGTATATTATAACATGCGTGGGAAAAGGTGTAAACCATGAGCAAAGAAGTATTAGAGACATTAAAAGAGACAAGAAAAGATTATAAGTCAATGATTGAGTTTTGTTGTGACGATTTAGTACTAAACAATGACATCATGCCAGCTTTGATTTCGAGCGGTTTTGATTTTGACGTTTATTGTGGTACCGACTACAACGAAGAGGACGATTGTTACTTAGAGGTATTTCAGTATTTTATTATCAATGACAGCGACGCCGAAAGATTGAGCGAATATACTAACGAACTCGTTTATTATTGTGAGCCGTTAGACCTTTATATTTTAGGTGTGACACATTTTGGCACACCCTGGAACGGAGTTCCGGCAAGTTGGAAAGACGATGACAACGAGTAATTAACATTTAAGCCGGTGCAAATTCACCGGCTTTATATTAAAGAGGTGTAAATATATGAGATATTGTGGACGACAGAATAACGGAAAAGCATTGTTATTAACGGACGATGAAATTATAAACAATGCGCTTGAACAGGAAAAAAGCGGAATAAAACCGCATTATGCTTTTTATGATTATAAGAACCATGAAAAAATGACTCCGGCTGGCTGGCTTGTATGGTCTTTAAATGATGGCGGTTGTGGTGTAGTTTACCGCCGTAAAGATGGGAAAATGGTTATTACAACCGGGTTACAAGGTGATTTTTGTTATTGTTAGGGGGCAAACTATGGACGATTTAAAAGAACTTTTAAAGGCTTTCGGGCTTTTTGCGTCGTGCCTAATAATTGGTTATGGCGGTTTATTTTTATTTTTTTATTAAATAGCTAATATTAAGGAATTTTTAAGCCGGTTCGAATCCGGCTATTAGCTTTATATATAAGGCTTTTCAGGCTTTATATTAATCTGTTGAGGGCTACCAATTAAAAGCGGCTATAAGTGCATATATAACGCGTTGAGCGTTTGAGGGCTACCAGCTTTTGTGGTCATAAGTGCATATATACAGGCATTCGCGGATAATGTAAAGCCGTATCGGTGCGGTATTTGAACTTGCGACAAGTGGAGCGATTAATAAACGTGGGGAATAGCAAGCGCAGAGCAACGAGCGTTAGACATGCTAAAGTGTGTAAGATATACAGCGCACTATAAATATTTTGTATGCATATATAGGTGATTTGCGTTATACACCTATAAAAACAGATTAACGCACGTATGAACCGCGAAAAGGTCAAAAAACAGCTTATAAACCATGTACTAAAACGGAAAAGAGGGTTAATGAATGGACAACGAACTAAAAAGCCTTGACGCTGTAGAGCGTGAAATAAAAGCACGCTACAACGGCAAACATCAAAGCGCGCCGGAATATCAGGCAAGCGAGCGCGCCACACGTAAAGCAATAACAGACATTTTTAGAGCCGTCGCAGAGTCGGGCACCTGTGACGATGTTACCGCGCTTATTAGTGGCAAGGAATACCGCCGGACGGCTTTTGATAACTACCTAAACCACAAAAACTATATAAGCCCAATAATTAAGGCTTGTTATAGATAGGGGGTGTATTATGTCTAATTATGAGTATTTAGGGAAAAAGAAATATATAAGCGCGTTAAGGCGCTAGGCTATGAGATGCCAAAAATAAGCGACTTTGATTATATCAAGTACGATTGTATAGAATGGATGGAGTCGCACGAGTTAAAAATCACAGTTCAAAGGGGTGGTGAATGGTTGCAAGTCGTAGAAAAGCGCGCACACGTTCACCCGGTCACGTTATTTTGTGACTACGTGGCCGGAAAATATATCACGTGTTACCACTAGGGATATTTTTATATCCCTTTTTGACGTGCTATCGAGCTGTCGCAAGTTGTCCGGCTATAAGTCCGGGTGCTGTAGTACATTGACAAATTAACAAAAATATTCTATGATTTTATGATATACACATTTAAAGCCGTGTATTTGATGTTTTAAGGGCTTTTGAGCGTGCTAACATGGATTTTATCGAGTGCGCTATAATAAGCCGTAAAATAAGCCGTTTACAATGCTTTGTAATATATCTGTAGAGGTTCGAGCCGTCAAGCCGTGCCGGGTGTGACATGTTACAAGTCAGGCGCACCAACTCATGGAAAATGTTTGAATTTTCAGAAAACTTCACTCAATTAAAGTGTGGTGCGAGTTCTTTGCAAGTTCTCGACAAGTTTTTGTAAAATTTTGCAAACGGATTTTTGAAATCGAAAAATCCAAAGGTACGGGGGCGCTTTTTTCATCCTAAAATTTTGGGGATTTTGAATTTTGAATCGCCAAAAAATAAATGCTCTTGGCACTGTAGTCACTCTCTCCTAGTTTTTCAATCAATTTCTGCCGTGTCATTTCCGGATTGGTCCGGTGTATGTATTCTAATAGTCTGTCTATTTTATCCATATTTTTGCTCCAATAAATTAAATATTTTGTCAGCCGTGTATACAATATTCCGTCCGTACAAGCTCATAAAGTCTGCGATTATTTCTTCTGTTTCTATGTCAATGTCACAGCCGTATGAGAATGAGTACACATGCACTAGCTCGTGGCATAGTATCTTGTCAGCCATGTAATCAGACACATTATCAGCTATCGTAATAGTCTTAGTTGTATTATCGGTAACTCCCAAACTTATTGTGCCGTCTGACCGCCTTAATTCGCTTGATGTGGGCTTTTTAAATTGTATGTGCCACAATGTATCATTAACCCTTATATCCATGCTTATACCCTCTAAAAATGGCTATGAGCATTACTACCCATAGCCTTAATAATTACAGTTTTGATGCAAGATTGCTCATCTTCGTGCGCAAAAGGTTGCGTTCATCGGGTGTCATGTCATTTAAAAGCTCTGATATATCTCCACTCAATTCACGGATATACATGTCAAGGGCTTTCATTTTATGCTCTTTGTCCTCTGTTGAAGCTCCTTTGTGCATTTCCTTTGTCTCGGTATAATGTCTCTTTGCTCTGTCATAATTGCTTTCACTCACATGTGGTGCAATCGGTTCAGAGTAATACATCTTACCTCGGCTCTTATCCATGTCGCGCATATACTCCATGTCGTTGTAGTTTACCGGCATGTGATAATATGGTGGTTCGGTGTATCTCCTGTAATCGTCTTTTGAATTTTCCATAGCTTCAACAATCAGATACTCCTTGTCAAATTCTACGATATTCTTAACAATCTCGGTAAAATCCTTTAAATCGTCAAGATTCTGTCCTTCAAAATTGTCAATTCCAATTCCGTCAACTTTAGCCTTGACGCATTCCATTATCTGTTTAGCCCATTTATGCATAATATTAAACCTCCTAACCTATACGATTTACTGTAATATTCGCATTTGCTACACTAATTTCCTGTGTAGATGTGTTTTTGACAGAAATTGCCTGACAGCATCCGCAAGGAAGCCATACATCCGTTGCCATAGACACATTGTTAAATGATTCTGTGGCTGTCGGTGTTGAAATTGCAAGTGTTGATAAATCCGGCTCGCCCTCTATTGCAATTGCAAGTGATATAGCCCCTGCCGTACCACCATCGGGAACGGCAATATTGCCATTAAATTCTACTCTGTACTTTGCTTTACAAGTATTGGTAGCGCCTTTAAGGTTAATTAATCCGCTCCCTGTTCTGTGCGAAATATATCCTTTATTGCATACAGATGTTGGCGCATCTGTAAATAATACATTCCCATTTACTGCAACTGTCTGTGTTGCAATGCTTGAAAATTCAGCCATTTTTATTACCTCTCTTTCATAAAATAAAAAACCACCAACCGATATTAGTTGATGGTTTCTAAATTTGATTATGCACAATAACTCATAGCATATTTCTTGACGATATTTTCAAAAATAGCTTTAAGTTGTGGTTTTTCAAAGATAATAGCAATTTTTGTTGTCTCATTCTTAATTGCTGTTTTGGTATTGCCCGCTTTCTCCATGCGCTTTTTCTTATTGTCCTGCAATCTCTTTAAGCTACAATGTGCAGTGGTTTCCAATTCTCCGTAGAGTTGATTGTAAAGTATCTGATAGTCAATTTTGCTCTTGATTGAAATTTCACGCACCCTTGCATTGATTTCAGCTTTCCAATCTCCGATAGGCTGTGTAAATATCTCTTTCATATTGTCAACAGTCTGCTCAACTTTATTTATCTGCTCCGCCTGTCGTTTCTGTTCAAGTTGTTGCTGTGCTACTGACTGAAAGATTGTGTTGAACATTTTAAGCTCGGGTGACAATTGGGATATATCAATAGCTTTTTGCTTTACTCTTTCCTCTACAGTTGTAAAATATTCCCTTGCCTGTTCCGCTTTCTCTGAATTACCTTTAACAGATAACTTCTTGGCAAAATGAGCAGTGAGCTTGTAATCTACCGCTTTGTTACCCTCGACATCAATGTCGAACCCCCAATAATCCTCATTTTCTGTAGCAAGCTCATTATCTGTAATATTAGTTTTTGCCCACCTTGAAAACTGCCCTTGTGCCAGCCCTAAAAAGTCATACAACTTTCTAGCTGTTGTCATACCCTCGCTATCAATGTTAAGTGCAACTTCAATAGGTGTTCTCATATCTATTACATTGTTAATCGCATTCATTATGCCACACCGCCTCTCTCTGCCATTAAGTGTTTCAGCAACAGTTTCTCCATATCGCCTGTCATTGTCTTTACTCCCTCCGTTGCGGTCGGATTTTCGTCTAATAACTTACCATATACAAAACAGTTCAGATAGTTTAGCGTGCTATAATCTCCTGTTTCCAATAGATTGTCTACCATATTGCAGATGTTGTCGTGTACTCCATTCAGAAAATACCAATGCTTATCTATAGACTTCTGATACACCTTTTCAGCATACTTCCTTATTTCCTCTAGCTCAATGCTCGTTGGCATGCGGTCTAATATCTTGATAATGTCATCCTTGACTTTTAATGTGTCATACTCACATCTAAGGTCATCTAGCTCCCTTTTAAGCTCTGCCTTTGTCATTTCATCAATACTCTTGCGTTCTAATTCCATAATATCTTATCCTTTCAAAAAATACTTGATTTTCCGAAAGAAACTGATAGAATAGATTTATCAATCTCTTTCGGATTGGTGCTTTTAAAGTGTTGTGTTCGTTGGTAGCGGTGCAACACTTTATTTTTTTTGACTTCTTATCTTTTCAATGCCAATTCTGATTAGTTCTAGTATTGAATAACCACTTTCGGAAGAAAAGTCCATAATTTCTTTTTTCTCTTGTTTTGTTACTCTTACATAAATCCTATCATTCATTGGATTTTCAGATTTAGGTCTGCCTGTGCGTGGAGACATTTTAAACACCTCACTTTCTGTCCGCACATTTAATATATAATAGTACGCACAAAAAGTCAACCCCAAAATTCAAGTTTTTTAGAAAAAATCAAATCTACAAATCATCAACTAATATTCGGTTTTCAATGTGCAAAAAGGGCAAACATTATAGTCTGCCCTTTATCTTCCCGACATCTGTGTCGGTAACATCAAGTAATACTGCTTAGCAGACATAATCGAGTTAACTCAATTAAGATACTCAATTATTCAGTTTTAGCATCCGCAACCTGTATTGCATCCGCATCCATATGCATAAGCATTTGGGTTAGGTACTGTGTATGCCGGGATTGGTGCCGGATTTACAGCGTTGATAATCTGCTGTGTCTGAGCTGCCATCTGAGTTGTAAGTAATGCACTCTGTCTATCCTGTGAAGCTGCTCTGCGAAGGTCGTTATTTTCTGCCTGTAAGCTAGAGATTTTTTCATTGCAGAGATAATCAAGAATAGCCCTCGTTCCTGCCTGCTGACTGTCAATGATGTCTCTTGTGTTGCTATTCATGGTGTTCTGCAAAGCACAAGTGTTAGTTGCTAAGTTGTAATTAATTCCCTGAATAGCTTCTCTCGTCTCGCAGCAGCAGTTAGCAAGCTGTGACTGTAAAGCATTGGTATTCTGCATATTAGCAACTGTATCAGCGTTTACCGCCTGTTGTATGCCATAGCCGGTCTGCATAATGTTTGTGTTTATGCCGTTAAAGCCTGTGAGCATACTGTTGTTCATGGCATAAAAGCCGTCACAAAGTCCGTTGGAAATGCCGTCTAACTTGCTGATAACTGCCTGATTGTCAAAACCTCTCTGAATTTCACTGCCGACACCGCCATTAGTGCCACCGAAACCACCAAAGCCGTTACCCCAGCCCCCAAATATCGCAAATACTACGATAAGGAACCAAAGCCATGAGCCATCATTCCAGTTATTTCCGTTGTTTCCGTCCAAATTCGCCACGATAGGTACGCTTGGACAATTTCCTGTGTTGAACATCTGTTTTACCTCCAAAATTTATTTCATAAAGAGCCGTGCGCACGTTCTCTCATATGCTATATCCCAAAATTACCTCTAATCTGCTTCATTACATCATCAGGATTAATGCCTTTCTCCTTGCACAAGTTTCTTGCCATTTGCTCAATTCCTTTGCTGTTTCCACTTTGAGCCATGCTCATTGCGTTCTTAATCATTGGATTTCCCATTACACGATTATTACTCATTATCTGTTGCATTATTCCCATTACATTCATGCTTTTTCACCCTCCTTTTGTGTTCGTGGAGTTTTTCTTTGCGCCCCTAAAGATAATTGCTCAATTTTCTCAGACAATTCGTTGAGCTTTGCCATAATACCCTCTGTGGCTTTCTCTGATAGGTCAAATTCAAGTTTTTCCGTGTCACCCGATAAAATATCTGTCTTATCATTTAAAACCGGCTTAAAAGTCAATGTGCGTATTGTTCCGTCAGCATTCCAACTCTTAGCGTATATCTCTGTTAAATCCTGTTTTGGGAAAAATGCCACACTGCCATCCATCGGCACCTCGTTGGGATTAATAGTCTCAACTGCCTGTACTACTCTGCCACTTATGCCTTGCGTTGGTTCGGGCTGTTGGTATCTCTGATAGCTCGCCATTGGGTTGTACTGATATGTTCCATAATTAGGTGTATAATTCATCATTGGTTGCTGATACGGCATGTTCATCTTTGTTTTCCTCCAAAACTTCCTCTATCGCTTTAATGACAAGGGATAATGTCATTAGGTCGATTTTCTGTAACTCGCTTTTAGCAAATATTTGTTCTCTTACTTCATCGTCAAACATAACATCATCTCCTTATGCCTAAATTGTGGCATAAAAAAAGAGAAGAGCATTTCCATGTTCTTCTCATATTTGTGTCATATAATGGCTTTTCTATATACAATTTTTACTACACACTTTTTGGGGTGGTTACTACACAGTTACTACACACTTTTCGCATTAAAATGCATTAAAATACATAGAATTTTATATTTTTTACGATTTTACGAAAACTCCGCAAACCCTTTATTTTCCTAGGATTGCGCCATTATTTACGAAATCGTATGGCACTCCTTGATACACATAATAATTTTACCAGTTTTAGTATAAAAATGCCCTACGAGCGTTGATTTTTCAACATTCTGTAAATTGAGAGTGTGTACTACTACACACTTACTACACACATTTTCTTCTATATTCTATGATTTTGTTGTCGGTGCTAACGATTTTTTCAATGTCGGCAAACGACTTTTCAGGTGTAACATGTGTATACAAGTCCATTGTCATTTTCAGTGTTGCATGACCCAAATATGATTGAACAACTTTCGGCTCTATGCCTGACTCAAAACATCTTGTCGCAAACGTATGTCTGAATGTGTGACCGCTAAAAAATGGAAATTCATTGTCACTGCTCTTTGTATCATTTATCCGTCTTACAACTGAACGTATAGAGTCGCTGTATATAACCGAATTAATTGGTGTGTTAAACCTTGTAACAAACAAATATTCGTTCTGTTCTTTAGGCCTGCGTGTCGAAACTATCTTTTTAAGCTCAAATTGTTTCGTCAGATATTCCTTGCACACACTGTTAATTGGTACGTGTCTGTAACTCTGCTTGGTTTTTGGTGGCTCAACATGAAATGTCTTGCCTTTATCTTCAAGGTATTTCTGATACACAAGCGTCTTATTAACATCAATATATCCCTCGTCCATATGTATATCTGCAATCGTGAGTGCAAACAGTTCTCCTGGGCGCAAGCCTGTATTAACTGCCACATTATACATGTTGTCGTAAAATGTGCCTTTACATGCTTCAAAAAACTCGCTCTGTTGCTCTACTGTCAATGCAAAAGCATTAACTTCCTTGTCTGCTCTCAGCTTTACACCTTTCGCCGGATTTTTAATCATCAGGTCATCTTCCGTAGCTCTACTGAACATGTCGTTTAAAATAACCTTGATTTTGCTCTGTCTCTCATACTTATAGTTATCGTCAGAAGCTTTGTCGATAAGTAACTGCACATCTGACTTGCGAATAGATGTTATTTCATGGTTCCCTAAGTATGGTGAAATGTTCTTCTTATATATATGCGTGTACTCCCTAATGGTATTGGGGCGCACCCTCTTTTTCTTGTATACATTCATCCACCTGTCAAACCACACATCAAGGGTAATGCTGTCTCTAACACTTGTGAATTGTTGATTGTCGGTCACTGCTTTACTAAGTTCTTTCCGCAGTTCTGACAACTTGCTGTTGTAAATTGTCTTGCTCTTGCCGAACCTATCTTTATATCTGCCCTGATAGAGTCCGTCCTTGCGCTGGGTTATTCCGACTCCCAGCTCTTTTCCTCTCAAATCCTTTCCCATACTGATTTATGGCTCCTTTCAAAATCAAAAGCCATTATATGATAATATCTATATTACTACATAATGGCTCATAATTCAATATATCTATATACTATCTGTCTTTTCGAGGTATTTTTCAAACTCCTTGCGCTTGACTAATCGCTTGCCTCTTCCAACAAAAAGTACAAAAGGGCACGAGGGATTATTAAGCATATCATTGATTCTGTTAATTCCGATGTTACTGTATTCCGCAGCCTCATCAATCGTCAGCGTTACCTTTTCCCATATTGGCACTTTGTTAATCATCGCCTGACTCCTTTCTATCTTTTCTTTAATGTCTGCCACTCTCCGGGAAGTGGTCGTTTTTGAGATTAATAGTCTCTGCGATACCTCTTCAAGGCTCTTATCAGCAACTAGCAACTCAAAAACTTCCGCTTCTTCGTCTGTGAAATTGGCATTTTTTAAAATTTCTTCAAGTTCCGGTCTAGTCAGCTTCGAAAACTTCATAGACCTGTCTCCTATTCTTCGGTTTTGCTTGCACTGTGTATACAAGTATTTGAGTATCGGCATGAACTGTTGCACGGCTTGTTGTCCTCGTATACACATTGTCTTTCGATTGGTTCTATATCACTTATAGTTCTGCTATTCATCTTATCGTCACTTCCTTTTTATATTGCTCTGCCATATATTGTCCGTAGCTCATGCCCTTACTCTTAGCAATCTCGCAGATTTCCGCAAGTTTGTTTTTCTTAACAGGCTTTCTTTTAAGTCTTTTCTTTTCTCTGATTTTTCTTAGTTCCGTAGCTCTCTGCTGTCTGTGTGCTTCGCAACACGTATTTTGGTTAGCTGCGGTCGGTGTAAATATCTTGCTACAGACCACACATTTAATTGGTTTGTAGTGTTTCATTGCCATCTCCTTGCTTGATATTCAGATTTTTAAACATAGCGCACATAACATCTACCACAATCGAGTTGCCGAATTGCTTATATAGTTGTGTATTGCTGTTTACTGCTGCCATTTTGTCAATATCTTCATCAGATACACCCATCAGCCGTCCGCACTCTCTAGGGGTTAGTTTTCTAATACGATATTGCGTGGCAATATGGCTATTCGCATATCCGTGTGTTCCGGCTACGAGATTAGCCGATATGCCGTTATCAGAAATAACTGTGCCACATTGGGAACCGTTGCTTGATATTTGACCGACTTTTTGGATATTATTTTCAAGCAATAAATTATCTTTCTGCACACTCGTCAAGCAATTACTTACACCCTGTATATTCACCTCTAATCTCTGTTCTGTCGGACTTCCCACAGTTCTATCTGACGGATTATCAGGATTTCTGCCACGCATAGCAACTATGCACATATTGTCTTTATGACTGCCTATGCCTTTATAATATCGTGATGTCACTGTGCTTGCAGTAGGTGTATTAATGTCGCATATTTCCGCATTATCTAAGCTGTCTAAGTGTCCGTTAGGCATTTTATCTAATTTGCATGGAATTTGCTCTTCAAGAATTTTCGGCTCTTGATTGCCACCTTGCATTGTACTCAATGTTGGACTGCACCCCCCCACATCATAAATTCTGTTGGTGCTCTCAAATTTTGATTCAAGAGAGCCTATTACATTTACATCTGCCATTACTTCAATCACTCCGCTACTTGTTTTATTGGCTCTTAGGGTAGGACAAATACCCCCCCCTAAGTACCTTTTCACCACCGAATTTTTCACTTTCAAAAAGCACTATTCCGATAGCGTCTGTTAATTTTTCCATTCAATTACTCCATTCATTGTATCAAAGCCTGTTCCAAAGCCTTTATAATCTCTAGCGCACAATGTTTTGGCTACATCATTACCAATTTTATCTACATGATTATAATTAAGCATTGCATTTATTCTCGGCAACGAGGTTTCCATCTGACCGCAAGTTTGATATTCCGCAGTCATATCTTGCCTTGATACAGTTTGCAACTTCTCTCTGCTGCGGCTTATTGATTGTTCCGTCAACGCAAGTCTGTCTGTCTGTCTGTCT